CGAAATATTGTATCATGGTATTACTAATTTAAAGCACCCGTATATATTATCAGAGCATAAGCTTCCATTATAACAAAAAGTTATAACTGTTTTGGTAATATATATAATATATATAATATATATAATATAACAATAAAGTAGTGTATGAAAACTTATAAAAATTTTGAAGAAGACTTTGAGAAGGCAAAAGCAAACATGGAACTTCTGGAAAACATTGTGTCTGTAGGCATTCCAAAGAAACAAGCGGTTTACTTTAATAGCATATCAGTAGATAATAAGTACAGCATGGGACAAAGAACGTATCTATACGTAGGCGATAAATTGGTGCATTGCAATGATGAAAGAAAGTTTTATGTAGGGCACAACAAATTTATTGAAACACACGGAAAAATAGTTGTCCGCTTCAACAAAGGAGAATTTAAAAAGTATATGGCTATGTGCGAAGAAATGTATAAAGCCCTTGCAATAGAGGCGAACGCATCTAAATATATTTCTTTAGTGGATAACATAAAAGACTTTATAAAGCCTAATATTGACCTTAAAAACAGCCAGTTTAACAAGAGCAAGGGAATAGGGTGTGTTTACATAGAAAAACAATTTGTATAACTTCTAAATATTAAAAACTATGGCATTAATAATAATTATCGGATTTATTGGCTGTTTGTTGTCTGGAGAACTCATTAAATTAGGCAGATAATGGGAAAGTTCATGCTTCTACTATTGGTGTGGGATATTGTGGCTTTATTTGCCATCATACTACGTCCTAACTTCAAATATAGTAGTGATGTTATCAGTTGGCTTATAGCCGGAATAGCTTTGTCTGTAATAATAATAATCAGTTAGTAATAAGATGGATAAATATGTTTACTACCTTCGTGTATCAACGAATAAACAAGGTGATAGCGGTTTAGGGTTGTCAGCCCAAGAAAAGACTTGTATAGACTATATTAATAGCAAAGGTGGAATTATTTGTGGTAAGTTTGTAGATGTGGCTTCGGGAAAAGACTGTTCCCGTGTGGAGTTGTGGAAAGCTATAGAGTATTGCAAAGCTAATAGTTGCACCCTTGTAGTGGCTAAATTGGATAGGCTTTCAAGAGATGCCGAGTTCGTTTTTCATGTAGTAAATACGGGCATAGATATATATTTTTGTGACCTTCCAGTAGTAAATACTATGGTATTAGGTATCTTTGCATCCGTTGCACAATACGAACGCGAACTAATTAGCAAACGTACAAAAGATGCGTTAGCAGCAAACAAGGCACGCGGCATATTATCCGGCACAGCTAATAGCAACTATCGAATTGACGAAGAAAGTAAGAAGCAAGCAAGTATAGCAAGTGCAAGAACGCGAAACAGAAAAGTAGTAGAAAGTGCTGAGTTCGCTTGCTTTTGTAGAATCCTACGAAAAGTTATACCTATACTGAATGAAAATTCTACGGATGAAGAACTATTCTTTTTAAACTGGACTAAATACCGTACAAGTTTTGTACTTTCCCAGTATCACAAAGCGGAAATAAAGGAACTCATGCAGGAAGCTAATAGGAACAACAATAAATTGTTTATCGGCATTGACTTTACGAATGCTAATTTTTATCAGTATATTAGTAGCCGCGTACAAGCTACGTTCAATTCAATTTCTAAATACAAAGAATATAATAACCTATAAACTAAAAGGATATGAGAATACTTCAAATTGCCCTAATAACACAAAAGGGTAACGTCTTTAACGTAAAGATGCAAATAGACGAAATTGTCTTTGAGAGTAAAGAAGAAGTAAGGGAAAAACTACTTTCTGTATTTGCCAATAGGCAGGATGCTGTAGTAGACGTTGTAATTCATTCCATACAAGACGAATTAGAGCTTTCCGACTACTCCAATGAGCAACTTAAAGCAGAACTAAAAAGAAGGTCAAATATCGCGCGTATGAAAGCTATTAGAGAAAAGCCCAAGTATTATTATTGGGAAGGTACTATAGTTGATATTCTGAAGCGATATAATAGGTTTGCCAATTGGAAATTTAAAATAGATTCCGAAGAACTGGCGGCAAATGAAAATTTTTCGTATCTGAATAAATGGCATGGTTTTGAAATGATAAGCGGTGCTTTCAATATGACAACTGCACCAAAAGTTGGGGATAGGGTCAAATTAAGGTATCGTGTAGTAAAAAGTCATTTTCGTTCCTATAGAGATTCTAAAATTGTATCAGTAATAGAACGGGCTGACTTGTCAAATGAAACAGTAATAGCAGGCAGTGAATTGTAAACTAAAACTATAAAGAGATGAAAGCAATATTAATAGCAACCAAAGAAACAATTGACGTAATAAAGGCTGAGGAATATACCAACATTTACGTAACAGAGGATGGCAGTCAGTCCTTCTTAGGTGGTGAACTTATTCTTCTTGATGAAGTGAAGGAAGAAGCAAAAGAACGGGATTGGGAAGAGGTTAGGATAAATGCTGCAATAGCAACAATGCAAACACTTTTAAATAATCCACAATATGAGAACAAATCAATAATAGCCATAGCTGACATGAGCGTAAGTATGGCTGATGTATTGGTTAAAAAGCTGAAAGGAGAATAACTATGTAAAAGTTGAGGTATGAAACATATATTGGATTGGTATAATGAAAATACTCCTCAAAATGAGGATGAATACGAAAAAGGATGCTTGACAAGTGCTGCAATAATAGCAATAATCTTCATAGCATTAACAGTAGCAATAATAAATATTTGATTTGAAAATGGAAAAACAACCGATTAGCATACAAGACGTGATACAAGAACTTCGCGACTTGTTCAGAGTTACAAACAGAGGATTTTCAAGTGAAATAGACGGGATATTCTTTATTGACAAAAGGCAATATTCCGCATCCGAGGTACACATGAAGCTTGAAATGTACTTCAATGACAAGTATATAATCAACGGACTTTGTAAGATATATCCGAATTGTGTGACTTATACACGATTTGAGATTAAGAGCATCGACAAGCTGATACCTAACTATAGACTCATGGGAGGTTATACTCCCGAAAAGGAGGACTGAATTATGGCGAAGAGTATATTTACTCCAATGGAGAAGTTCAACGAAATTTTGGCAGCCTATAAACTTAAATCGAGTAATATCGGAGAGTATGAGGGAAAGCATATCAGAGTATTCCACAATGAGAAGAAGCTGTTTGATTACTACCCATGCCGGATGAAGCTATTTGACTACCATAATTGGCATCAGCTAAGTTATCCTATGCACGGGAACAAGGATTGGGAGAAGGAACTAAGAACAATAATCGAAAAACTGATAAAACAATGAAGAAGTTAGTAATGACATTGATTTGCTTGCTTTCACTGATGGCAAGTATGCAGGCGCAAACAGATTGGAAGAGCCAGCTTAACTATTTGTATGGTACATGGACTGTACAGTATATACAAGACCGTAACGATAATGTAAGCACACCGCCAAACTTGGTGACAATGAAGTTCAACCGGGATATGACTTGTATTATAACCCAAGACGGACATAAGATACAAGGCACATTCAAAGCGGAACAATTCATGCAAGGCGAGTTTGACTTGTTTACTGGACTTTTTGTACAAGCATATTCTAACAAAAGCAAGAAGACAATTCTATACTTCCAAGTGTATGACATTAATAACAGCAAGGGAGTTATCAGTGTGCCGGAAGTCAAAGAGTATTGGCAGATAAAAAAGAACCTATTTGAGATAGATGATTAATAATTGTTAATAGTTTGACTTGTTTTTTGGAACTTTCAAAAATAACAGCGTTCTTTGCATTGCAATCGGGAGGTAGAATGCTCGATATTTAGGATTCAATAGCAATTCAACATATAGCTTACATTGGCACATTCTACCTGCAATCGTGCAGCCTGCCAGTGTATAGCAAATCTAAAAGCACTGGGAGTTTTCTCGGTGCTTTTTGTATTTATTGAAAAACATTCTTATATTTGTGGTGGCGATAGACTGGAGTAGCTACCAGTTGACAAGTCTCTTTCCCATACCTTCGGACTTCGCCACCATTTCATTTAGAAGGTATATCATTAAACATTGAAGTTATGGAAAGACAAACTAAAGGAATTTGGATTCCAATTGAAATTTGGGAAGATAAAAATCTTTCTTGGAATGAACGTATATTGTTGTTGGAGATAGACAGCTTTACTACCAAGGATAAAGACTGTTTTATTAACAATGAATATATTGCCAATCTTTTGAATGTTAGTGAAACAACAGCAAATAAAATCCTTTCATCATTGATTAAAAAAGGATATGTCATTAAAACAGCATTTGATGGCAGAAGAAGGTATGTCAAATCAGCCTTGCAGTTAAAAACAATTCAGCCTTGCACTTTAGAGCAACCCTGCCTTGCACTTTACGACAACATACTTAATACAAGTAATAATACAATTAAAGAAGATAATATTATCATATTATCTAAGAAAGCGGAAGACAATGCAGAGCATGCCAATGTCAATCCCTTATTAGAATATAATGATGGCGTTAAAAAATGTTCTAAAAAGAGTAATAAGGTTAAATTTGATGTCCGTGCCGACTTGTCCTATGTCAGTGAGGAACTGAAAGATTCTTGGAACATTTGGCTTGACTACAAGGACGAAATCAAGAAGCAGTACAAGACGGAACGAGGTGCAAAGATGATGTATTCCAAGTTAGAAAAGTATTCTGATGGCAATTCAATTCTTGCCAATGCCATTGTTAACGAAGCCATCTGCCATAGCTGGGACGGATTTTATTCTTTATCCGACAAACAGAAAGATTTTTTCTTATCGGATAAAAGCCCTTATAGGAGCGAAAATTCCAATTCTTCCTATATAGCTAAGAGATTGCAGGAGTTGGACGAGAAAATCGAAAAATACAAATGATATAACATTAAATAAAGAGTATTATGAAGCGTAGGGAGTTAAAAATTGGAGATATTATTCAAGTTGGATATAATCAAGTCAGAGTTGTACATGATGAAAAAGTTTCGTGTGACGGTTGCTATTTTAGACCGATTTGCGATAAAGGTTATGAAGCCTTAGGATGGAAACAAGAAAACTTTGGATTTTGTTCTGAAAATGAGAGATTAGACAATATCAATGTTCATTTTGAATTAGTAGAATGATATGGAAGTAAAGAGTGGAAGAATGTTTGAGAAAGAGATACTTCCTTTCATGGAAGAGGAAATTATGCGAAAACTCCGTACATACAACGTGTACAGTATAAAGGAGTATGAAGACATACGGAAGGCAGTAAGGTATTCAATCAGATTTTGTAAGACACATAAAATAGTTCGATGTGAAGATAAAAATTTAAACAAAGAAAGGAACGAGAAATGAAAAAGTACAAGGTTTTATTTTGTGATATGGACGGGACGTTAATAGAAACTGCAAGTGGAGAGACGTTCCCGAAGGGTATATGGGATATGAAGTTTAAATTTGATATCCTGGATGCAATAAAGAATTTGAATCCTAAAGTAATCTTTATTGTGACAAATCAAGGAGGGGTAGAAAAAGGGTTGGTGTCGCAATTATCCATTTATGTAAAATGCAAGTACGTGAATGACAGTATAATGGATTATTGCGGTATTGATACACGTTTTAGGTATTGTGAAAGCAATAACAGAAGTAATCCTATGAGAAAGCCGAATACCGGAATGCTTGAAAAACTTTTTGACAACTATAAATCATGGAATGCTGGTTTAAGTGAAAAAGATTGTCTGATGATTGGTGATGCAAGCGGACTTGAAGGACAGTTTTCTGACAGTGACAAGAAAACAGCCGAGAATTTTGGTATAGACTATATGGATGTCAGCGAGTTTGTAAAAGTTTACGGAAAAGGAATTTGATTATGGGATTTAATAGAGGAACAAAGCCAGGTGCAGAAAACAGAAAAGGGCATAGATGGATAAACAACCCTAACAATGCGCATAAAAAGTGTACGAAGTGCGGCTGCATGGTTGACAAAATTTCTTCAAAAGGAGAAAATGTTTATGTATATACAGACAATAAAGGTAATAAATCGGCTGAATGCCCTAATTGTATTTGATTATGGAAGTAAAGAACGGAATAATAATTGACGGAGTGCTACATGAGGCAATAAATCTTAGAACAATTATTTGCTATTGCGATAAATGCTCTTTGTTTTACACTTGCCGCAAATGCTTAAAGGAGGACTGTTTGTGTAATATTTTTGGATTAAGTACAAATAATAGAATACGTTTCATCAGCCGTGGCAAAGTGACTAACATAGAAATAGAGGAAACAAAATGAAAAATCAAGTTCTAAATATCAAGCAAATGCAGCACCTAAAAGAATTAGGTGTTGATATAAGCAAAGGAAGCATGGTTTGGTTGCCATATAGAGAAATGAAAGGTTCTCCCGAAATACCAATAGAATTATGTGATAAGTATTATCATCTGGAATTTGCTTATTCGCTAAGACCTATACTACCAGAGGAAGAAATGTTATATACTTTTACATTGCAGGATATTATCGAAATGCTTCCACGCAGCATCCAACCTAATCTGAATGAAGGAACATATTATCTTAACCTATATTATTATGACGAGTTGTGGGTAGTAGATTACCTGAATAATGAAGGTGACGGAAGTTGGTTTACTACAACATCAGATGATAGCTTTATCAAAGCTGCCTACCAAATGCTATGTTGGTGTGTAGAAAATGGATATTTGAAAGGAGGTGAGAAATGACAATACGAGATTTAGCGCATTTATTGCTTACTGCACCAGATTTAGATAGAGATGTAAAGATATCCACCGGAGGCTATAAATCTCATATTACAAGGGTGGAATTTATAGAAAACGGTGAGTTTCTAATTGGTTCAAACGGGTACAACATGGATAAGGTTACAGTAACAACTGAAATTGAAGTAAAATCTCCATACGATGAAGAACCAAAAATATTTTAACGATAAATAGAGGAAGCAGAAAATGAAGGGTAATATATTTGATAAAATCAGAAAAGCATCTAATAAATATATAGAGTATATGATTGCTTGTGATAATGTAGCCAAAGAAGCACAAAAGCATATAGATTGGAACAATGATGTTTCGTGTGAATATTATCCCGGTGATGGAATATGTGTAATGATAGAAGCGCATGTTTGTCCTGCCAAAATATTTTTTGATTTGGTAGAAGAATTGGAAAACGGTATGATTGAGAAGAACACCTATATGGAAAATTGCATTTAACATAAAAGTAGAGATATGGATATAGCTCCTATTATATTGAAGGATAATCTATCTAAGGAACAGATAGAATATCTACAGAAACAGAAAGCGGAATATAAACTAAAGAATAAAGTTAGATGTGTTCCGGGTCATACATTATTTTCTTTCAATCAAAAAACGAAAGAAATAAAGAGGGCTGAAATTGTTAAGGAAGTATCTGTAGGGTTGAATATGAAACCAGTAACCACTTCTAAAACAGTCATTGAACCGGATTGCTATTATGAACAAGCCTTAAATGAGAAAAATTTTAGGAAAAGACTAAAAAGAATTGGATTGATATAATTACTAAAACATAAAGTTATGAAAACAGAACAAGTATTATCAATAGAACAAATGAAGCTCTTGCAGGAGCTTGGATTGGATACGAGCGATGCAAGTATATATTGGGCAAGAGTGTCGCATGGAAGTCGTATATATGATAAATCAAAAGGTAAGTGGTTTATGAGTTTGCAGAAAGAGTTTCAAACTTGCGGTTTTATGTCATATGAAACACTACCTGCTTATACCTTGCAGGACATTCTCGATAAGCTGCCAGAATCAGTACAGGTATATGATTTGTACATATTTAAGAAAGTGGGTTTGTGGTGGCTCAAATATGTAGACGTAACGAATAATGGAACCGTTCATTTAGAAAAAATGCCGAGGTTGATAGATGCAGCCTATTATATGTTACGTTGGTGCATTCAAAAGGGGTTTGTTAAAACTAATAAGGAGGTTAAAGATGGAAGAAAAGAAAATTGACTGGGAACAGAGGCGTTATGAACTGGCTAAAGCTGCAATGCAGGGAATATTAAGCGACGAGGAAGAAGTTCGCTACGCTTGTTCGGAAGCGGATTACAAGAAGGGAGAGAAACATACAGTACCTAAAGGCATTGCCCGATTTGCTATTGCTTGTGCTGATGCTTTAATTAATGAACTGAAAGGAGATTGAATAATGTCAAGAGGAGAAGTTATTAAATTGGTAAGGGTTGGATTTGAGGCATTGAAAGCCGAGAAGAACGGAGAACCATTTTCTCCCAAAGAAGAATATCAAAGAATTAAGGAGGGTAAATAATGGCAAAAGTATATATTACTAAGTATGCTATTTCTCGCGGAATAGAGGAAATAGAAAGAGAGATTTATGAAGTAAGAGATTATGATTACAGTTATATTAGGTACAATTTTTATACTTTCCTTTACATAGGCAAAGATGCTTTTCTTGATAAATCCGAAGCCATAAAGAAAGCAGAGGAAATGAAGAAAAGAAAGATTGCATCTTTACGCAAACAGATTGAAAAACTTGAAAAAATGACTTTTTGATATGAAGGAACAAGTATTAAGCATAGAGCAAATGAAACATTTGCAAGGACTTGGATTGGATACAAGCAACGCAAGTATGTGCTTGTGTTGTTTTCGAGAAAACATAGATGAAGAATGGGAACTTGAAATTTATGAAGATGTAATTAATCAAAAGCGAGATTCTACATTTTGGGAAATTATTCCAACATTTACTTTGCAGGATATTATGCAGAAGTTACCACCTTTCATTAATATATGTATGCTGCATATATATCCTGCTGCTGACTTGTGGTATTTCGTGTACATGGATTCTTACACCCGTACTATTCTAAGCACGAAGTATAGTCCGGATATTATGAATGCAGCCTATCAGATGTTGTGTTGGGTGATTGAAAACGGACATTTAGAAACAAACAAGTAATGATATGGAACGAATAGTAGAATTAAGAGGATTAGAAGGAGTATATTGTAGTGATGTAGTTCATGCTTATATGTCTTGCAATGCAGAAGACGTTCAAAAAGCTTTGGAGATTGGGATTCCATGTACTGGAGCAAATGACTACGGAGCGTATAACATCTATTTTGACGATTACGGAAGAATATGTTTTGAATATATGCAACGTTGTGTAACAAGAGAATACAGATACGTTGAATCAATAGAAGAGGCTATAGACTGGATGAATAGATTTATGAATAATGGAGGTTGATTATGGGTAAATATAGATACAGAGAAGTAAAGAATTATATCCACAACGAATTAAAGTTGACTAAAGAGGATATAAAGGAAATTATGATTCCAATCGTGAAAGAAGAAGTCAAACGTATCTTTCATAATACCTACGGAAACGACGTTGATATAGAGAGGTGGGTTCGTTGTATGGTTTCCAACGAGATACAAAGACATGGTGATTACTCTATGATAAGGAATTTGTGCAGGGAGATAATTAAGGAGGAAATTACCGATAGGTTGTCAATTGATATAAGTCTTAAAAAGAAAGAGGGGTAAAATATCAATAGAGGTAAATGTAAAAGAGAAATGATATGGAAATAAAAGGGAAAGTACATTGCTTCTTTGAACAAAGCGCAACATTCCGTGACGAGTTTAGAAAACTTGGATATGAATCTTTCGATTATGATATACAAAATTCATTCGGAAAGACTGACTATCAGATAGACTTGTTTGTAGAGATTGAAAAAGCATATGATGAAGAGGAAAGCATATTTAATAATATCACGAAAGATGATTTAATTATAGCTTTCTTCCCCTGCATTTATTTTGAAGCTATGCAAGCCAATTACTATCAAATGGCATGTAATAATCTTTATTGTAAAGATAAAAAAGAGCAATATAGTATAGTATTAGAAAGGATAAATAATAGAAATAAATTCTATATTCTATTATATAAATTGTTTGCCGTTTGTGATTTGAAAGGTTTAAGATTGATAGTCGAAAATCCTGCTACACAGCCGCATTATCTTTTATTTCCAGCTAATTTCATACCTTATACTTTTATTGACAAAGATAGAACAAAAAGAGGTGACTATTTTAAAAAACCAACAGCTTATTGGTTTGTAAACTGTAAACCAACAAATGGAAGAAGTTATCAGAAGCCAATACAAACTAAAACAATAATGAAAAGTAAAATGGGAAAGAAAGCAGGAATTTGTTCCGAAGAACGGTCAATGATTTCACCGGACTACGCAAGGAATTTCATTTGCGACTTCATACTTGGGAAAGTTCAAAAACATACACAACTTGATTTATTTAAATAAGAGGGAATAACTATGAATGAAGAACTTTTAAAATTAGCATATCAATCCCTCAAACGTCAATTTGACAACATTAGCAAAGATAGTTGGATATGGACTGATTTCTTTGAAGATGAAAAAGTGGGATTTGATTACTTCAAAAAACAAATTGAACAAGATGAAGATTTTGCCTGCCTGCAAGACGAGACATATTACTTGGACGAGGATTTAGACGAACTGGCATATGATATAGCTTATGAAATTGCTTTAAAGTTGAAAGAAAATGATTTTTTTCATCAATGTGAACAATGTATGTTAGAAACTTATAGAATTGAATAATTATGGACGAGAAATTTAAAAAGAAATACGGTATCTACGATGGTATAGATACAAGCACATTCAAGCATATCCCCGAAATTAGTTTCTACAATAACAACTATTTCGTGGGCTTAAAGAGAGATAAAAATGTAACAAATGACCTACTTTTCGCACACAGTGATGATGATAACCAAACAGACTGGTATGTTTTAAATGGAAGTTTTGCTACATATATTGGCTACGAGTTTACAGACAAGGGAGTAATTAATCTTAGTGATGAACCATTTACTTAATGATTATGAAATATATATTTTCTAAAATTCATATTTATAGGTGCTTACCACCATATAGGAAATGGTACAGCATAACGACTGATAGCGGAATAACTAAAGACAATATTGTAATTGTTGGTAAAAAGCGGTTATTGAAAGTCGCCTTTGCATTGATACTTATGGCTTTATTTAATAAAAGAACCACTATAACCAGATGATTATGGAACAAAAGAACATAACTATTGAATGGCTTAGATTGGAATTTTATAAATGCAATCATGCCAAGTACAGAAAGTATGCTGATGAATGGCTGAATAACCTTACTGACGCTCAGATAGAGGGATTTGAAAGACAGCGTATAGGACAAATTGATAAATCGAAATGCGTATGAGTGGGAAAGATGTACTAAGGCTATTACTTATCAGTTATGGCTTTTGCCGTAATATTAAGATAAATACTTATATGGGTGATGGTGGATGGATTGGTTATGAAGTATCTGCCAACAATGACGAAGACGTTGAATATTACGCAGTAGATTGTGAGGGTTTACTTTTTCATATATACGAAATACAGAAATTTATGAGAGATGAAAATATTGAACCTCGTATAATGTTGGGTAATTTTAGTAATAAGCATCTGCTTTCAGACGAACATTTGAACAATATTTTAAAACTGAAAGAGAATCAACATTATTGTAAAACAAATCCGAATAAGTTATGAAACAGAAGGATAAAAAGAAAGGTAAGTTTCATAAATCCATTGAACATATTACAACAATCAATGGTAAATTAAGTGATGAAACAATAAAGTTAATCAACCAGATGGCAAAGAAAGCGTATGGAAGGAAATGATATAATGCAGTATATTGATGAATTGCTACAAGATTACTCAAATGAAGAATGTGCAGACATTTTAAAGGAAGTAATATCTGAATGTCAATCACGTATAGAAAATTGTGAAGAAGGAGTTTATACAACCAATTAAACTAAAATAATATGAAACAGACAGTAGAAGAAGCAGCAAGGGAATATTCCAATGACCAAAGAAATAGGCAACATCATTGTGAACCGTACTGCGTTGTTGATTTTAAGTCCGGTGTCGAATGGCTGTCAAAGCAGTCGCCGTGGATAAGCGTGGAAGAACGTTTACCGGAATATTCGTGTTGGGTGCTTGTGGCAGGTAAGTACTATAAATATCGAATTTTGTTTTACTGTGGAGGTAAGTTTTATACGAATAAAAGTTTAATAGCATATGATGGGAGCGTTCTTTTCTGGATGTTTATCCCATCCTTCGACCAAATCCTCGAAGCGAACAAAGATGTGTTACAACGATTAAAATAGAAATTTTATGGAAGAACTAATTCACATTGATAATCTATGTTCACGTTGCGGCTTTTTTACATCTGATACATCAGTAAATGGTGGTTATGGATGCAATCATAAGGATTGTGACGATGGAGAATATATTTATAACGGAGATATAATTGACTGGTATAAAGCTTATAGAATTGTGGCAATAAGACTTACTAAAAGAAACATAAAATGCAACCGTAGGCTTGCCAAGAAGTTTTTGAAAAAGGCAAGATTTATTTTGGATAAGCATTGTGAAGCTTTTGGAATTAAATTCCAAGGAAAATGCCTTGCTTCAACATGCCCTTTGGGTTATTTGGCAGATAAAAATGATATTATTAGGTTTGGAGAAGACCCAGAACTCATGGCAGTAGATGATTGGCTTGTTATAGAAAACAACGAATAAAAGAGAAAGGGGATTGATATGGAATTAAAGAAAGTAGGACAACTTAGAAAAATCATTGATAATCTTTCCGATGATTATGAAATCGAAATGCGAGTTAGGCGCAAACTGTCTGACGAAGAATTGAAGGGATGCAGATACCCTTATCCTTACGACACTGAATATCTTACTTTAGAATTTGATGATATCGGAGTGTCAGACAAAGTGTTATGTTTAGGTGTAACTTCTAAAAATTATTGATATATGAGTAAAATAAGACTAATACTTCGATTTCTGTTAATTCCTTTATGGCTCGCTATATTCATAGTCTATCTGCCAATATGGTATATACAAATGAGTTGGTACTATTTCAACTTTGGGGATTATTGGGATAGCTATTTAGTTTTATGGGATAGAGTAATGTTATATCTAAAACTTAAAAAGAAATATTGATATGGAAACCCAAACGATTCAAATAAGAGGAGATAATGATGCAATAGCATACATTAATTTTGTAGATAGGGATTTAGCTGTATCTATCGTATATGGAGATAATCAGTACGATTTCACCATTGAACCCATTACCCTAAAAGCATTGGCATACGCCTATAAACTACATTGTGAAGAATGTGACGAAAAATACAATAAGGTATGAAAGCAAGAATAAAAGAAACCGGAGTTTTAATAGATGTAATTCCGAGAATAAATATCAATGCGCTATATAACGGAGATAACCTATATGTATGTGATAATAAGGTTTTCAGAGAGTGTGAACTTGATTTTTTAAATCTTGGAAATTCAGCCATTGATTGGGAAAAGCGACGCTACGAACTGGCGAAAGATTATTCTACAGAGTTTGTTAAACTACAGCATAAAAAGGGTATAACTGAGTGCGGCATACTATATCCAGATGTAGTATCATGGTCTGTAGAACTTGCTGACGCACTAATAAAGAAACTGAAAGGAGAATAACCATGAAAGCAAAATACTTCAAGAAGATAAAAAAACAAGTGAAGTGGTACAAAGTATCACATAGGGATGGTTTGTTTGATAGTTTTGTAAATGAGAAAGAAATTTTAGCTAAATCTCCTGAAAACGCTTGTGTCAGATATCATAAACGTACTGGCTGTTTTATTAACAGATATAATCCTAATCATATTACACAACATAGTGAACGTCTTTCAAGGTTCAAAGTGTGTATAGGTCAGAAAGTAATGCATTTTGATTAAAATAAAGGAGGAATAACTATGGGATTTACAACACCGTGCTTTATACGAAAGAATACGCCAGAGCTTAGAAAGAAGCTGGAAGAGTTGAGATATAAACTACTTAATTCTGGTGATACAACTTTAGATGCACATAATTATGATGGCAAGGGAAGTCATAAAAGTATTGAAGAAGGAAGAGCAATCATTACATTCTATGGGAATTTATATGGGGTGATATATAATGTAGATACTGTCACCAAGAAAGGAAGGGTCGATTGTGGAGCTAATGAGTTCTTGTTTCTTGCCATTGCTGCATTGAGATATGATACAGACGATAGCCAATGGTTCACGGATGGGGAAGATTGGTTCTTATGCCAATATCTGAAAGTAGGAATGCACTACCAAGACAAACCGGAAATACTATTTGATAAGTGGCATAAAGCCTCCGTGGACGAACTGATTGAACACTTTAAACAATAACAGCATGAGAAAATATAGAATTGAAAACTATGGCATTTATAAGAACATCTTTGATGTACAAATGAATACTTGGTGGTGCGGATGGATTACGATAAAAACATTCGTAGCAAGCGATATTTGTACTGATAGTATTGATTATGCAAAAGCCTGCGCACAAGAACTATTGGATAAATTAAGGGAGGAATTACTATGACAGAAAAAAAAGCTATAAAAATCCTCTATGAGCACAACATATGGCGAAAAGGAGGAGAAGGCGAAATGATTACGCCTGCATTATTAAGTGAAGCCATTGATACCATTGTGGACCTATTCAATGAGCGTAATGCGATGAAGTATTACTATGTAATTTTTGCTCATCAAAAGAAAGAAAATGAAAAATATAATATTGCTACAGTGAATATGAAATCTAATCAAGATTTTAACCCATATAAAGCTGCTGATGTCATTAAGGAACAATTAAAAGCAAATGATGTAATCATTCGTTCTTGGCAAGAAATATCAGAAACAGCTTATAACAGTTATGAAAATGAATGAGATAACTATTAGACAATGGTATGATACCTTCAAATCGGGTGAAGAGTTGGTTGAAGTTCGTATAGTAGACAATGCTTATAAAAGAACCTATTCCGGCTACTTTACTGATGTTGATACCCTGCTCAACGAAATTAGGAAGTACGATAACTGTAACATCTACTTCACATTGAACGCTATCAATCCAGCATGTTATGACAGAGAGCAGCATGATAGGATTGTCACTAAACCTAAGTCAACTACTTCTGACAATGATATTGTTGGAAGAGATTGGATATTGATAGACATAGATACTAAGAAGCCATCAGACACAAACTCAACTGATGAAGAGAAGGAGATGGCGAAAGAAGTAGTCAACAATGTATTTAAGTTCCTACGGGATGAAGGCTTTGAAAAACCAGTAGTATGCGATAGCGGCAATGGTTTCCATCTACTGTACAAAATAGCCATGAAGAATAGCAATGAGAATACTACAATCTGTAAAGAGTTCCTGCAAGTTCTTGATATGCTATTCTCTAATCCGAATGTAGAAATAGATTGTACTACACATAATGCAAGCCGGGTATGCAAACTTTATGGTACATTTAGTCGAAAGGGAAGTAATACCAAGAAGCGTCCTCAAAGGGAAAGTAAGATACTAAGAATACCAGATGAAATTAAAATAACTCCAAACGAATACTTTGCCAAAGTTGCTGCCATGCTCCCGAAACCGGAACAACCGAGCAAAAGCAATTACTACAGCAATGAGAAGTTTGACTTAGAAGCATTTCTGAACAAACACCACATTGCAGTGAGAAACATTGTAAGGACATCATCATTTACAAAGTACATACTTGACGAATGCCCATTCAATAGTTCACACCGCGCTCCGGATTCAGCAATCTTTGAGATGTCTAATGGAGGGCTTGGCTTTAAATGTCTGCATTCAAGTTGTTCTCAATATACATGGAAAGACTTTCGGTTAAAATTTGAACCAGATGCTTACGACCACAAGGAATACCAAAGGCATGAACATAAGATGCAATACTATTCTCAACAAAAGAAAGAACCTTTTGTACCAAAGAAGGAGGATTCTACTAAGGGGAAAAAGTGGCTGGCTATGACTGATGTACAGTATGTGGATATGAGTAAGTTGGTAGCTATTCCTACGGGATATAAAGAACTTGACAAAAAAATCATCGGACTATTGATGGGAGATGTAACTGTATTGTCTGGTCTCAGTGGGTCGGGCAAGACCTCTTGGATAGATTGTGTTGTTCTGAATGCTGTACAACGTGGTTACAAGGTCGGGATTTGGTCGGGAGAATTGCAGGACTTTCGCTTTCAAAGCTGGATAGACCAAATATCTGCTGGTAAAAATTATGTATGCAAAAAAGAGGGGTATGAAAACTACTACTATGCTCCAAAGAATATAGCTAACCAAATCAACAAATGGCTGGAAGGTAAGCTATTTCTCTATAATAACAACTATGGAAGTAAATGGCAACAACTGTTTGCAGACATAAAAACACTTGTGGAGAATGAAGGAACACAGCTTATTGTGCTTGACAACTTAATGGCATTGCAGATTGATAGTTATGACGGAGATAAGTACACACAGCAGACAAGGTTTATAAATGACTTAAAGGAATACGCTAAAGCAAAGAACATACATGTTATTCTTGTCTGCCACCCAAGAAAAGAAGGCGGTTTCTTACGGAAAGAAAGTATATCCGGCACAGCAGACTTAACAAACCTTGCGGATTCAGTTATAATTATACATCGAATAGGAAAAGACTTCGAGCAGAGGGCAGGGGAGTTCTTCGGCAAGGACAAAGTTCTGCCATATCTAAAGTATAACTCTGTAATTGAGGTCTGCAAGAACCGAAGCATGGGAGTGATAGACTTATTAGTAGGCATGTACTATGAGGTCGAATCCCGTAGACTTAAGAACGAAATATCGGAAAACATTGTCTATGGCTGGCAGGAGCAGCCAGCACAGTTGACATTTGAACCGACACCCGAATCTGATGTTTCTGACTTACAAGACATATATGACAATATGAGCAATCAATTACCGTTTGGTAGCGAATTGCAGGAATTACCTTTTTGATATGAACGAACAAGAAATCACAAACTATGTACTATCTCTTATTCCAAAGGAAGAAAAAGATAGGGTTTTCAAGCAGGAGTATTGTGCTATAGGAACAGATTTTATAGGCTTTATGGAAACATATTACTATCTATCAAAAATCATACCTAAAGAATATACTGTCTATGATTTTGGTTGTGCCTATAATCCACAATGCTATTTATTTCAAGACCATGCAAAATTTATTGCTGTCAATCCAGAAGAAATAGATGGCAAAGAAGTATTTAAAGCACCTAACTGTGATTTCTACAGAATGACTACTAAGCAATTCTTAGAAGATATATATGAAAAGAAAGAAAAAGAGTTCGCCATCTGCAATTATGTTCCTAATTGGTACAAGGAGAGAAGCATAGATTTGGTAAAACTGAACTTTCAGAATTGTTATACCTTTTATCCAAGTTAGTTATGGAAAATAAAATCGAATTTACGAAAATAGAGCAGTATTTACCGAAAGAAGGCGAAGAAGTTCTATTCCTATGCGAAAATAAGATGATTTTTCATGGGGAATATCTATTGGGTCGTTGGTTCACGTATTCACCGGAATATGACAACAAAATCATAAGCACTATCTGCCGATTCAAAGTAGTCGGATGGATAGGTATAAATAACTTTAGTTTTTAATCAATTAAAAGAATTAATCATGTTAGTACAATTAATGGAAGCAAAAGTTTCTTACGTTAAAATTAACGAAAGAGGCAAGCAAAAGAGAGTAACAGAAAAGTATCTTGTAAACGCTATGAGTTGCACAGAATGCGAAAAGCTGATGAATGAAGAACTGTCTATCTACCAAGCAGAAGAGTTTTCAGTTCTTGCGGTTGGACGGACAAACTTCCAAGAATTTTTGGGAGATAAGGACAAGGAGGACAAGAAGCTGTTTATGGTAAAGCTCAACTACATTACTCTGAATGACGATGGTGACGAGAAGAAAACACCGTGTATGTTGATTGTTGAAGCTGATACAACAGAAGAGGCAACAAACACTGTCAAAGAAGCCATGTCCGCTTCTATGGCTGATTGGAGAATCGAAAGAGTTGTTGAATCTAACTATGTGGATATAGTTAATTTGTAGCTTTTAATCTCGTGAAGGAGGGAGAGTAACAATTGTGCTTTCTCTCTTTCTTTTAACAAAATTTTGAACTCTATTTTTTTTGGAACTTTCCAAAATTTCAGCTACTTTTGTCACTGTAATCAAAACCAAATTTACGATGAAGATAAAATTTAAGAAGCTGGATAAATCAGTTCCTTCACCATTCAAGAAATACCCATCTGACTTTTGCTGGGACTTATACGCTACTTCATGCGAGGAAATTGCACCTAACGTTTATAAGTATGGATTAGGCATTGCGATAGAAATGGAAAGAGATTGGGAAACTATATTGAAAGGTTCTACTATAGATATGGGATTGAACACGGATATAGATTTATCCAAGTGCCCTTTTCATTTGTCACTTGACCTTAGACCAAGAAGCAGCGTTTGGAATACTGGAATGGTTCTTAGTAACTGCCAAGGTACTGTGGATGAACTATTTAGAGGGAACTTATCAGCCGTGTTCTATCATTTGTTAACAGATATGCCGAAGTACGAAGTAGGAGATAGAATAGTCCAAGCTAAGATAGGCATTACCTTGCCAATCGAATGGGAGGAAGTGGAAGAGCTTTCTGATACCGACAGAGGTGCTAACGGATATGGTAGTACGGGACAAAAATAAGAACCATTATGGAAAAGTGGATAAGCGTAAAAGAATACGCAAGGAGAATTGGCAAGACTACTTCGGCTGTCTATTATATGATAGCTAATAATAAAGTAGAAGCCCGTCACTTTGCCTATGGAAATAAAAAAGGTCACTTAATAAAAATAGAAGATGGTGAAGTTAAAAGTGAATGTGAAGACGAAGAACGATAGTATTCCGTCTGACACTACGAAGAGAAAGATGCCAGTTATCACAAATCCTAAGATTTTGAAACATCCAAGACGTCACGAAAGCAATGTTGGCGATGTACGGTTCTAAGTTAAATTTGAGAAAGATACGGTTAAGCCATCTCCAACTATAGAAAATCCAGACATTATTGTTGAACCACGTCATAATGAAACACCAGTTGGGGATATTAAGTTTAGAGAAAAGAATGATTCTATACGGAATGATACAGTTGTTGTTAAAATAAAGAGAAAGTAATGAATAGTTTATATCCTATATTAAGAAGAATATTAGTTCAAGTAACTAAAATTGCTACTACAGTATTCTTATTAATTGTTCTCATTGATTATATTGAGAAACTTATAGCTTATAATTTTAAAGTAGTCTACCAAGACTATGATGGATATTACTGTCTTTATACTCCTTTATCATTTACTATTGCAGAATATATTCAAATTTCATTCATTACTTCTCTATTCCTACTCATTCTTAGTATTTCATTAAGATTTTGTTGGAAACATCAAATTGGCATTGTTTACCTTTTAGTCCTTTGCATCCAAAGAAACTTCAATGATGTCTTATTCACATCGAATTCCGCGTTTCTGACTATCTGCTACACTAACATAGCAGTCATTCTCGTTATCCTATTCTTAGGCATTCAGCAATTCTTTAGAAACATTAAATCGGGACAGCATTAGGTTGCTGCCCCACAAATTATATGTAGCTATGGGAACTAAGGATAAACTACAACAACTTTGCAGAAAGTATCTGAAAAAGTTGTACCGGAAAGCGAGAGATATCGGTCTTGATGAATTTGTCGAAAGGACTATTACCGAAAACGAAAATGGACGATGCACAGCCACAGTAGAACAAGTCAATATGCTGGCTTCTCTATGTGGGGATGATAGAATAAAAAGGGAGGAAATTCCCAACTTGCTTGGTCTGTCATACCGGAAGTGCAACGAACAAAAGATTTTCAAGAGAATACGTAAATTTAAAGACAAAGGTATCTACTCCAAAGTGGATGCTATAATTTTAAAAGACAAAATGATATGAAGAAGAAAATTAGACACAATTTCAACAAAGGGATTAAGCTGCATTTAGCTTGTGCAAATAACCTTATCAGACCAGTAATGAATTGCATATATTTCAAAGATGGATATGCAATTGCCTCCAACGGAATGATATTAATTAAAGCTTGCCTAAATGAGATTTGCAACTTTAGCGAAGAAGAGAAGGAATTACTGGAAGGTAAACTAATTAGTGCAAAGAACTTTAAGGAAATCATCAAGCATGATATTATTAATATTGAAGAAGATGGTTTCCACGCTATATATGATGATTGGGATATAAAGTATAAGTTTGTAACTGGAGAAATGAAATATCCCAATTATAACGAAGTTATAAGTCAATTCAGACCGGGATTTGCGGAAAAGGTACTTATTGACCCACTTAACATTGAATTGATAGCCGATGCCTTAGATGTAAGTGGAGGTACAAGATTCCATTTCCCTAAAGTTGATAGCAAAGGAATTAAGATTACATTTTACGACAAAGAGTTACTTTTATCCGAAGCTCTTCTAATGCCTAAACTTGATTATTGATATGACGGAGCAAGAATACAAGGACTTGGCAAATAGTCAACCAAAGTATTACTATGAACCAAGAGGAAGAGAGTGGGCTTTATATGAGCGAGAAAAGGACGGCATGGGAGGGACTAAGATATTTGAGCATTGGGACAGAGAAGTTGTCCGTAAGCGATGCTATGAACTAAATGGCTGGGATTATAAATCAGCAGACAAATAGCCTATGCTACAAAAGATGTGTAGGAAGTATCTAAAAAGACTTCTCCCGGCTGCAAAGGAAGTAGGATTGGAAGAATTTGTAGTTACTACCATAAATAAAAACAAGTCGGGTACTTGTGTAGCCACCAGACAGCAGGTCGATATGCTTGCCTCAATGTGTGAAGATAATCGGGTTAAACGTGAAGAAATACCAAATATTGTAGGTAAGTCATACCGATTCTGTCTGACTGGTAATCTTTTTAAGAGAATACGTAAATTCAAAGACAAAGGACTTTATTCTAAAATAGATACTTTGTTGTTGAGTGAAGAACTAAAAACTAAATGACATGTTTGAAGATAAAAAAATAGGTGAAAGATTTGAATATGAAGGAGTAACCTTAGAAGTGGTAAATGTGCTTGATTTCCCTTGTGGAAAATGTTTCTTTTATCAGAAAGAATGTGATAATATATACTGTTTACCGCATCAGAGGAAAGATGAAGAGAGTGTATCTTTTAGAGTGGTTGAAAAGGAACATATTAGTACTGTTCAAGACTGCAAACTGGCAGTTGAAGTAACCGAAAAAAAGGCTATTGAAGCGGCAAAGGAAATGATAGTAGATGTATTTAACGAAGTACACGGTATCAATCAGACTATGTACTTGGAGGACTTTGTAGCAAGACTTAAAAAATAAAAGATGGCAGTGAAGTTTAGACATAAAGAAACTGGCTTGTTTTGGTGTAGGGCAAAAGGTCGTGCTCCGTCAAGAAATGAAGATTATGAATTAGGGGAAGAAAGTATCTTTAGAAAAAGGAATTTATCTAAGCGTGGAGCGATTTACGAAACCGCTACTGAAAAGCAAAAACGAAAATGGATTGGTAAAGAACATGCCGATGAATTTGAAATTGTTAAAGTATAATGTTATGGTAAGAAAAATAAAATTTAGAGGAAAGGACATTGATACGGGAGAATGGAGATATGGATATCTCTCTTTCTTCTATACTGCCGGAAGGGATAAAAACGGATTTATCCTTACGGATAAAGCACAAATATATTCCCAAGAAGACGGACGCTGCTACGACGTATTGGCTGAAACCGTTGGGCAGTTCACTGGACTATTTGACAAGAATGGAAAAGAAATCTATGAAGGCGACATATTACTTATGAGCGAAGACGATGGTTGTATGATATACAACAAGGTCGGAATAAAGGATGGATGTTTTGGGTATATCGGAGAGGTGAATGGCGAATTAATTCCATTTTGCCACTGTGATGTAATAGAAGAAGTTGTAGGTAATATTTTTGATAATCCTAATTTGCTGAATAATGAAGAAGATAATGTTCAATGATGACTATGGCTTAACACAAGCCGTATTGGATGGTCGAAAGACTATGACGAGACGTATAATCAAATGCCCAAGAACCTTTAGGGGTGAATGGGTAGCCGGATTCAATGTACATATCCGTCAATCTGACAAAAAGATAGTTGATTATCCTTGTATGTATGATGCGGACGGACGGGAGTTTGATGGAGGAGAAATACTTCCTAAGTACAAAATCGGAGAAGTGGTTGCCATTGCGCAAAGCTATAAGGATGCTGGATATGATACCCACGATACATTTGGAGAATGCAGGTCTATTGGGAGTTATCCCGGATGGAAAAACAAGAGGTTTGTAAAGGCAGAGTACATGCCTCGCCACATTAGCATTACCAACATCAAGATAGAACGGTTGCAAGACATATCGGATGAAGATTGCTTGAAAGAAGGGATATATGAAGATTCGGGTGATGATGAGTTTCCGCCATCTATATTTTATGAATTTGAGGGAAACAAAGACAATGGATTTGATACTCCACGTGAAGCCTTTGCCGCCCTCATAGATAAAATATCTGGTCGTGGCACATGGAACAATAATCTTTATACATTTGCTTATGAATTTGAACTAATAGACTAATTATGAAGAAACAAACTTGGAAGATGCACTTCTATAAAGGAGTGCCATGTACATGGGAACATGAACCCTATGACGAAGAAAGAGAAAACTATACCTTTGAAGCGGACTTATACATAAAGAATTATGGCGGAGGCTATTCATCAGCAGTAATTTACCTTTGTCCGTGGCAAGAAAGGAATAAAGACTTTTGGCACTTAAAGGTCAATTATCAAGTATTTATGAGCGATGCTATTGATATGATTCAGAACGCAGTCAAAGGTAGAATCAAAGGTACATTTACTTGGGTAAAGGAAGGGTCTAATTATGGGATTAAATTAGTAGTAGCTAAAGAATAATAGTATGGTAATAAATACAAGATTCAGTGTAGGCGACCATGTAATATATCGTGATGGAATGGAAATTTACGAGGTCAAAATTGAAAAATTACCATCATAGCAACGGGAAAGTATCTGCACTCTACTAAATATGAATTTGATAATGGGATGCACTGCTTTGAAGGAATTTATCCCGATTGGGATAAAAGAATGTTTGAAAACAAATACTACTTTGAAAGGTGGTATAACGAATTTGGTTCACATGGTAATATATTAACTTAGACATTATGATAATAGACACCGAATTTAATGTAGGAGATACAGTGTTCTACCTACAAGGATATACAATATGTATAACTACTATTAGTAGTATAAGTGTTGAATGGTCGTATGCAGATGATAGATTTGTAATGGTTTATAAACTTGCAGATGGTTCTACTTCTTTGAGGAATGATTATCCCAAGTGGAACAGACCATTGTTTCAAACCCAAGAAGCCCTTTTTAAATACTTACTAAAAGAGAATAATTTACATGAAAAATCAAACATTGTCGATTGAACAGATGCAGCATTTGCAGAAGATAGGAGTAGATACAAGCAACGCAAGTATGGTATTAATTGCTACAGATAATGATGGCTGTATTTTAGATTGGGGAGAAGCATTAGAATATGTGAATAGTAAAGAGCAAGATGTTTACTTTAATCTATTGGATGCTGAAACGGGAGATTACGACCATTCATATCGGGAAGACTGTGGAGTGTTCACTTTGCAAGATGTACTCAATAAAATGCCATACAAAATAGATGTATATGAAATGAGCATAAGCTTTAATGGCAAATGGATAATCAGATATAAGCATCCTAAAGATAACATTTCACTTCATTTTGTAATGAACAAAAGCCTTATTCAAGCAGCTTATGAAATCTTATGTTGGTATATGGAAAAGGAATACTTAAAACTTATAAAACCCTATGTAGTTAATGAAAGTTAATTATGGGGGGGTAATTTCTAAATTTGTATCTTTACGTAAGGTTTAATCAATTAATATTCAACAATATGGAAATAGCAAGAGACAAGAACAATAACCACATGCAAGCAGTAGTTATAGACACTGCATATAATGTGGAGCAAGGACAAACTCTCAAATTAGGAGAGGGACTTTACCGATTTGCAGCTTATGAAGATACTACCTTCAATATGCCGTTCTTAGACCCTAATCACGAACGACCAGTTTTAGCAGCTATTTATATGCCTGCTGGCAGTGTCGAATACTTTTATGTCTACGATGGCACTCTTTCTGTTGTAGAAGGAAAACTCAATATCATGGGTTCTGACATTCAAACAAATTCATAGCCTATGTTAGTAAATGTTGGTAAACTAATGAGCCATACATCAACTAAGGGAGGGGGAGGAGTTAAGCACCCATTCAATCCTTCTTTAGTTGATGCGTGGTTTATGAGTGGGCTTTCCAATAGCGACAAGCCTACTCAAATAGTTGGAGTAAAGAAGAATAAACTCCAACTAAAGAACTTCGCCTATGCTCTGAATAGCGGGTTTGGAAAGTATGCTGTAAACTGGAATGGTTTTGTAAAAGCTACAGCAAACGCTAATTTCACCAACACCGATTCTTCTATTCATCTGACGGAAATATTGGTGGCAGACGGAAAGTTTTTGCAAACATCTGTAGACGCAACAATATCTTCATACCAAGTAAAGGTGGAAGGCATAACGGATGATATAAAGTTAAGATATGTATCTTATGCCGAAGACGGTACCGGAACATACACCTATCTTAAGAATGGTATCAATAACCTGCCAATATCCTACAAGAAATATACCGGGTTTGCTGCATCTGTAGTTGGTACTTGTAATATCACTATCACCCAACTGCCATCTGCCTATGAGGATGCACTGGTATTCGATGGAGTGGATGATTACGGTATATGTACTGGACTTCCTATTCTTGACGATTATACAGTGATATGCAGGAGGGTACTTGAAAACAATACTAAAAATGTTGTTGCTTCAAAATCAATTGTTGCTGGTAATGGAGCTTTCATTTTTGAATATGGAAATAATGCCACATATTCTTTCAGTGAATATACGTCTGGTCTGGCTGTAAATTTAAAAGATTCCGTTTCGTATCAAACTAAAAATTCCTATAATGGGAGTACGATTACGGTAGGCAACGCAGACGATACTGATACATTGACTTTAGGTATTATAAGAGAGGGGGACAGTAGACTTTTGAAAGGAGCTATCTACTATTTTGCTCTCTATAACAAGTCTTTGACACCAGAAGAAATCGAGACCGAGAAGGAAAGGCTTAATGAAGAATGGTTGAAAAGAAGCAAGGTCACGATACCGGAACCGGACGTCTATTACGACTTATCACTTAAGGACAATTCTTCTCCTACCCGTAACATCATAGACGATTTGTCGGGTAATGGACATGATGCAGAGATATTCAATGCAGCGTATACAGAGAGTAGCGGCTACAGGTCAGACGGTGCTTTTGTCTTTGATAGTATAGATGATTATGCGATAATGCAGAATGTTACGAAAGGATTCAAGACGTTGTTTATGGAAGTAATACCATCTTTAACTACCGATAAAAGTGGGTTCCTATACGACCAAAGAGTAGGTCAGACAAGTTTTGGAATAAGTGTTTCATTAAATCATATAGCATATAATGCTTATAACTGGGGTGGAGTGACTTACATAAACGGAAAGCTGAATACTACTATGAATGGAAAAGAGGTCTATTTGAAACATCAGATTATCACGATAGTGAACGGTACAGATTTAAAGCCGCAAAAGGTGGTTCTTGGGGGTGATATAGGATTGTCCGGATATTTTTCAAATATGGCTCTCTACAAGCTTATCGGTTTCTATGACGAACTCACACCTTTGCAAATTGAGAAAGTAATTAATGACTATAAACTAAAACATGATTGATTATGAATTGGCTTGAAATACCCGTAGAAGACTTGAAACAATTCGACAAGGATTGGGAAGTCAGAAGAAAGAATGTAGACGAAACAAAAGCTCTTTTGCATGAGGAAATATATAATGAACTTGTACCACAAGTTGAACCATTACCAGAAGAAGGAGAACCGATAGTCTATCCCTATCCACTTCTTGACAATCAAATGGTTGAAGCTCTGTTGGAAACTTCTGAATGGTCTAATATAGATGAATAAGGCTATACTTGTAGGATGGATTACTGACATTAGAGAAGTCGGTAGTTATGGGGTAATGGTGAAACTCAAAACTTGCGAAAAGGGTTTTACTACCCAAAAAGGCTATAAGGTAGCTGATAGGATAGATTATCATGTATGCCTTGCAAAAGGAACAATGACACGATACATTCTCGATAACTTCAATGTAGGCAACTTAGTTGAACTTACTGGGAAGATATACAACAAGCTGGAAGAAACCAAACATGGCGATAAGGTTCAGTTAACCAATATCCACATACAGACAATCAATCTGTATTCTCTGAACAACATATCTCCGGTTTCAAAAAGCAATGGTGATACAAAATCTGTAGAAAATCCCGATTTATATTTTGAATAACTAAAGTTTATTGCTACATTTGTGCTACAAACTTTTGGTTCATAATAACAGCATTTTAAACCCTATTCTTTAGCTTGCGAAAGTGACATTTCTAATTTTCTTGTAGGGAGGGATTAATTTCTCTCCCTTATTTTTTGGAAAGTTCCAAAATTTAGCATACCTTTGCCTTATCTTAAAAAAAAAATCAATGGAGAAAAAGAACTACTTAGACGATTGCCTCGCAACGCTTCAAATTCCGTCACTTCCTAAAAAAACTTGGGACAAGGTTTCCGAATTCAACAAAGGAGTTTGCCTTGTAAGACGGATTGACGGAACGGAAAACTATGCAATTTGTCGGTACAATAAAGAGAAGGACGAAGCTGTCAAAGTCGTTAAAGATTTCTGCTTGGCGACATTTACAGAAATTCTTGAATGCTATCCAGTTCCCGACTTTGTGGAAGCTGACATTGAAAGTATGGACTTGGACGAAGCCAATAAAATGGCAATGGAAGAGTTGCTGGAAGAACGTCAAGAAGCTATCATGGAAGACGTCGAAGTTGAGGAGGAGAAACTTCCGGAGTGGATATATCCATTCATCAGCAACCGGGAAGAAGCTCTTGCATTCCTTAAAAGTAAGAGAATAAGAAACGCCCACTCTCTGAAATCTGACGAAGCTGTCAAAGCTAAATTGTATTTAGTTTACGAGGACGAAAAAAAGAAAAATAAATAACCAAAAATGATATGATGGATATTAGTAAAATGAGCAAGGCACAGCTTGTAAAACTCATAGGTACTTCCTATGTATTCGTGCCAAAGACCAAAGGACACATGTATTGCAGACTGGACGATAGAGGAATTTCTATTGCAGTTACCGACGATTACTCAGTTGTGTCTACCAACTTCCATAGAAACGTATTTACCAATGTAGTAAGTGGCGGTTATTCTAATCCTTATCTGTGGCTTAGAACATTCTGTGAGTGCATCGAAGCAAACAAAGAATTTGGAGAAGTTAAGGACAAGAATGGGAATGTACAAGGTTTCAGCTTCTCTCAACTGATGGAACATGCTGACGAAATGCCGGAAGAGATTGTTAAGGTATTGCAGCATACAGAGCGATGGATTTATACGCTTTCCGAGCCAGCCTTTGCCGTTGGAGGAGATACATTGCAAGTCACCAATGTAATGTGTATGTACTTCTCATACTTGGCAAAAAGTAATACCATGCTCATGCCAGCACCTTCCGATATTTCTCGCAACGAATTTTATCAGAAGTATATCGAAACTATCCGCTATCTTTCTCTTGAAACAACGCTTGATGAAGAAAAGGTAAAAGATTTGAAGGAACAAATCTGCAACATCGAACGTGAGGCAATGAACAAGATTGAGATTCTGATAAGGGATAACGGTGGTGAATTTAAACAATCAATTGCCATTCCTAAAAGAGAGGTTGATGAAGGAGAAGCCTTAAACGAAATGAAGAATGATAACGTGGAGTAACATTGTTGCGGTCGTAATAGGCATGGCATTTATATACTGGCTATACAAAATTAGCGATTATGGAAATCCTTTTATAGCTGGCTTTATGAGCGTTTTATGGTTATTCTCCCTAATCATATTCTACGCGATTTGGGGAGGAATATTTTGGTGGTAGCATGAAAATACATGAATTTAATCTAACTCCTTATCCAAGAAAATTATGGGTAATTAAGAAATGGACGGAGAAGGAACTAAAAGAAGCTTTTTGTAGATACAATGGTGACGAAATAGATTGGGAATTGGATGATAGCGATAGTCCTTTTAGTATAAGAGTTATACCAAGAGTTCAATACAAAGATACAGAGATGCTTGGAATACTCGCATTAATGACGCCAAATGCACCAAACAAAGATTTGGCTCACGATGCAGGACATATAGCTATATCGTTATTTGATGAAATAGGCTCGTATGCTAATTCCCAAGACCAAGAACCCTTTTGCTATTTACTCGGATATATTTATGATTGCTTAGAACAAGTTAAACGAAATAAGTTTAAAGATGAATAAGATAGAAAGATTTAAAGAGATAGTTGCTGAAATGGCAACGCTCTACGAAAACAAGAACAAAGATTATGGCGATTCATTCGGCAAGTCAATCAAAGAACATGGCAATATAGCTGGCATTGTTCGCATGGAAGATAAGTTTAACCGATTGAAGTCATTGCTTAATAGTAATGAGAAGCCTAATTATGAATCGGTGTCTGATACGCTGACTGACCTTGCAAACTACGCCATTATGATGCGTATCGAACTTGAAGGTAAAGAAGGTACTACTCAAAAGGCTACTCAATTTGAATGTAAGGTAGATGCAGACCTATCATCTCTTGTCGGTAAAATCATGACTTGCCCACACAAAAGTCTGTCAGAGGACGGAGCAGAGGAAATAAATAAAGCTTTGCGCCAGATATTGGCAGATTTAGAAGAAACAGAGAGAATCTTTAAAGAACCTTTTGAAGATTCAGATATAATCAAAGAAAAGATATTAAAGTCTTTAGCTAATAGGTTCAAAGAAATTGCCGATGATATATTTTGTACAATAAAATTCTAAAGTGGTCGAATTTGACTACTTAAAAATACCGTCTGTGAAGATAGTTTAGATTGATTTTCAATTTTTCATTAAGAGTGATTTTAATATTCTTATACCCTTCTTGCTTGTGAAAGTAGGAAGGTTTTTTGGAACTTTCACAGATTTAAGCTACATTTGTAGCGAAGTCTAAACTTAAATATTTAACGAAATGGCTGGAACAACTTTTACCAACAAGCGACTTTCCTATCATGTGTCTAACACAAATGGCACTATCACATTGGAAGGTGACGCTACAATCAATTCACAATCATTGATTGATTCATTCAATGGTAGTGTAAACTCTACTACCGGACAGTACGGCAACTTCTCTTACTCTGAATCCGATGGGGGACAAGTAAACAGAAGCTACAACGGCTCAAAGGAAATCGAAGTAGAGGCTTGTGACCTTATTGATTCTGTAATTGAAGACATCAAAGCAGAAGCATTGAAATAATGGTTAATTACGAGCAGACAAAGAGCTTGATGAAATCAAGAGGGGTAGATAACCTCTCTCCTCTTGACTTCTCTTTTTCACTGATGGTAGCTATTGGTATCAATGAGATACAATCTTATATGGTTACTATCAGAGGGAAAGAGTACGAAAAGAAAACCGAAGAACAAATACCTAAGTTCCGTGAAAGATGTAGCTTGGAGGTTACAGACTATCTTGAACGGACAGATATTAAAGAAACTATAAGGTTTCTTAGGACAGAGCACGATAGGAATATCAAAGATACTGCCTTGCAGCTTGAAGATATTGACTTCAACGCAGAAGACTTAAGAAAGATATTGGCGAAGTTCTTGAAAGAGAAATACAAGGACATTGACGCAGCCGATGCAAAGGACTTGCTCAACGCCATCAAAATATACGTGGATAAGTTCGGAGATTCCGGAGAGGATGGGGTTGCCAAGTTCAACCGACACTTTATCCAAGTCTATCCTCCATATAATGCTGTATGCCCCAACTGCGGGAAAGAAATTGACCTTCCTCGTGGTGTCAATTCTAAATGCAAGCATTGCGACCATCAGTTTGTATGGAGTGAAGAAAAGGAAAGATATTATTAATGACACTCATATACAAAGTGATGTATATAATTGCCATTGATTTGTTTAATCTCATATTTGATAGTGTTAGTAGACGGCATCGGTCTGTGAAGATAGATGCTTTTTAGTAGAAACATTTTAAAACAACATAATAATGAAAACATCTAAAATTGTAAGCGTTTATAAAACAATGAACGACAGCAAACTCACTAAGATGGAGGATGCTGACAAGTTTAAAGTTATTAAAGCATTGAGAGCCATTAAGCCAATCAGTGAAGGCTATGAGGAGTTTGTCAAGCTGACACACGAGAAGCTGAAAGACGATAAAATGGAAGAGATGCAGAAGAAAGCCCAACACTGGCAGGAAATGCAGTCACAAGGAAAGGAAGTTGAATACTCCTTTGAGGAGCGCAAGGAACTCAATGAGTATTTCCAAAACTTCAACAATACCATTGAGAAGCTGATGAAGGAAGAGGGCGACAAAGAAAACGAACTCACCTATGACAAGTTGAGTGAGGATGCTTTCGGAAAGTACATCGCTTCCAACGACTTCAATGTAAGTACCATCATGGACTTGCAGGAAGTTCTTGTAGGAGAATAGTATTTGTTGCATATTACATAGTTTATTTAGAGGTTAGGGGGAGCTTGTGAAAGTTCCCCTTTTCTATTGTTACGTTATTGGTCGTAGAGGTACTACGGAATCTGTATATCTCGATGAATCAAGAGTAACCCAGACTTTATAGGATTCGTCTGCTTCTATATCAAATGTCTTTCTGATAACTGTGTATGTTTCACCAGCAGCCACAGTGAATGTTCCTAACTCTAATTTTGTTTCACCAACCATCAGTGGGTCAAACAAGTCATGTTTAGCGAAGCGAACCCACAGCCAATTATTAGTAAAGGTCTTGCTTGAACTTGTCGGGTTCTTGACTTGAACAGTCACGGTCAATGCAGTTGCAATCATTCCAATACCAGCATTGATGATGATATTATATGTGGTACTTACTACTTGTATCTCGGCAACCTTAGTATTAGGCAAAGTGAAATAGCCAGCAGCCTTATCTGCGTCCAGTCTGCCAAGCTTTACAGTAGACAAGAAGGGATAGACATTATATGTGTTTACTGGCAATCCTCCAACTGGTACTTGTACCAGCATTGTCCCTGGACTGTCAGCAGTCAGTCGTTGCGACCTTGTTCCTCCTTTCTGAACCATATATACACCAAAGTACATATCCCCTAATGTATAAGCCACACCCTGCCATACCAATCCACCTATATCACTTAACGATAGGTTTCCTCCCATTGAAGACGATGGATTATAAGCTACTGTAGCGTTGAATGTACTTCCGCTTAGATTATCTACTTGCTTTGGAACTGTAAACGAGTGAATTGGCGCCATTGCTTCCGGCATATACCCTTCAAAGTCAAGAAGCCGGAAAGGTGCATTGCTTCCTCCTTGTGGCGGTGAATACTTATATCCATTTGCTCCGTCAGAAGTCATTTTACTTACTATATCCTTATAAGTACCAGCCTGCGCACCGCTTGTATCAATACCACAATTCCCATTACTACTTTTCCACCAATTTGAGTTTGTAAGATTGATATTTTCTGATGGGTATATTACGGGCTTATACTTTGCCCACATATTTGTTTTACCATGAGTATTCTTGCACAAATAACCTAAGTCATTACTTGATACACCCAATGCTGTGCGGACATCATCAATACTGACGGGTGCTACGATTTTCCCACTTGATATTGGCATAAATAAACTATTTAGTTCTAAGAGAACTTGGTAAAAAACATGGCTTTGAGCTACCCGTAGCAGCATTGAAGCCGTTAACAACTCTCACTTTCTTTTTCATATCATTCTTCATAATACATTGTATCTTAACTATATAGGTTATTCGACTTTGTGTTTTTTCATTTTTAAAGCATCTGCTGCGAAGTAGGTGCTTTTTTATTAGTTAAAGATAGGTATTCTCGTCTATACGGTGCATAGTCAAAGTACCCATAATATAGTTCCTACCAGTAGGGCGATTAACTATTATAGTTGTAGGTTCATAAGAATCTAAACATACAAACTTACTTTCTGCACCAGCATATTCAGATTTGATAGTCACTTGGTGGCTCGTCATATAACTAATGAAGTTCTTGTGAACCGCACGGACATCAACCGTACTATCGTGGAAATCATCTATGATAAACGAAATCTCTACATCGGGATTTTCGTAGCACACTTTATCCGGTACGAAGACATCTTCCTTGTTGCTGTTAATCCAAGAAGCCGTATAGATATTCTTGGGTTCTCCTTGTGCAAGAAATCCGTCCATCTTCAATATACGAAGACCTTTCCATTTAACTGTGAAGTCGGTATAGTCTTCAATACCAGCTTTTACGAAATATATATTTGCTCCTAACATAATCAGAATGGCGTATAAGATAAATAATACACATCTCCTGCGTTGGTTATATAGAAATCTATATAATTAGCACCTAATGAGATATTCAATACTAAATAATCATTTTCCATATCCGGTATTCCCTCTGGTGCATCTTCTGCCTTCTCTATTGATTTAGACACATAAACATTATAATATTTATTCGGATGCGTCAAAGAAAAAGTCAAAAAATCTTTTTGATTTGCTATGTGTTCATAAGCATTATCCAACAATGCAACAAATTCGGGGTCTTCTTTTGTAAATGGTGCTAAAGTTGGGACTAAGGGAGAAGAAGATAAGAACAGATTCATTATCTTTTCGGGCAATGGCTCTTGAACATTCTTTCCACCTTCTGCTTTATAGAACACTGTAGCTGCGCTCTTATCGCATAATATGTTTCTTGGTTGTTTCATAATCGTAAGTCTTTAGTGAACATTTTTACTTTACCATCATTCTCTAAAACCTTCACTTCACATTTGGGAGAATACATATAGACTACAACATTACTGTGTACGTCTACATAGTCAATAGTCAAAACACTTTCATCAAACAGATAGATACGTATGGCATTGAATCCGTCTAATTCCAAGTGAACATTAGACTTGTTAGATATATATATAGTTGGGCATTTAGTTTCTTGTACCGATATGCGGCTATCACATTGGACGAAGTGAGAAACGTCCTCTTTTAAGGTTATATAATCGTGATTATCTACCCACATAGAGTAAGTATAACCATCCACTCCATCAACATTATTAAAAGTGTGCTTCCCATTTATATAGTCAGCAAACTCCCTTTTCAAAAAGTCTACGGACATTCCCCAGCCTTCATACATTGAAGTTGCCATATATGGAATACTCTGTTGCTGCAAGGCAAGCTGCATTAGCTTCTCTCTATCCTCCTTGCAGGCTTTCCACTCCTTATTGTACTCGCTACACAAGTCCCGTAACAAAGAGTTTTTGTAAAAGTATAGTAAGTTATGCTCCATCATTCTTCTTTAAATAAGGAAACTATAAAATCACGTCCAGCACCCGTCCACCTTCTATCATAAATAATGCGTCCGTTATCTAATACAGTTTGCTTAACAGAAGTGTAACCTAAGTCGGCATACTTGGCATATAATAGCCATGTACCGTTTTGCTTAAACTGAACTTCCATCTTAGCTAACCGATTGTTAAGTTCTATTGCAGACCTCAAACCAACTTCCTTTGCAATCTCGCCAGCAGTATAAGTTTTAGAATCATGCACCAAGCGTTTAACATTGTCTTGTGCCTCCTTAGCTTCAAGTAACGCCTGCTGTTTTGCTTCATACTCCAAAGCCCATGCTCTTGCGGCTTCTGCCGGATTATTGAAGTTAGGCAATGTGATACCGGAAACAGCCTTCTCCTCACATGTAATGAAATACTTTCTTGCCTGCTTTCCTCGTTCATTGTTTTCAAGCATTGACAACTCCTTAGCCATTCCAATTGACAGTGCATATTCTATTTTACTAACTTGCTGATTATCAGTCTTCATAAAATTATGATGTCTGATATTCAATAAGTTACCTTGATAGTCAAAGCAAAGTACTTCAAAATCTTTTCCTTCCTCAAAATCATATCTACTGATTCTCCCTTTTATCCAATCAGCAAATTGTTGCTTGCTTTCAAGAAAAGCATGTAAATCACGTGCGTTAACCGCTTTTTGTCCGTTGTTCTCTTTAATAGGAATCAATATTCCTAAATCATTATTTTCTTTCATATTTACGATGTTTATACGGTATTAATAATAGTGAGGGAGAAGTGCACCGTAACCACTTTCAACAAAGGAGCGACCTTTATCTATCTCCCTCACTACAAATATATTAATTAATCGGGTAATATCCTAACATTTACACCATTTCCTGCGGCAGTAGAAATATTTACCGTCCAAACTTGAATGGCTTGAAGTATCTGATAACTACTTCTCATTTGAAGTAACATCTGCGACATCGTTCCTGCATTGACATTAGTCATATCCCATATACCTTGCAGAATAGTAGTTTGTTGGAACACTTGCCCACTAACCATATTTAAATAAGCTTCAATAGCCCCAGCAGTTTCTTCGGTCACCGAAGAGATTCCTTTCTGTAAGGAAGAAAGGGCTGCGTCTTTCACTCCACTACCGAACTCTATACCAAGCTGACCCATCAAGTTCTTTAAGTCCTCGTTTATCAAAGGAATTAACTCTTTACCTAAGTCAGCTATCTGTTTGGCTTCTTCGGTAGTGATACCTACACCGCCAGCAGAGTTTTCTTCGGTAAATCTCTTAACCATAGCAAACATGCTCTTTAACCGTTCTCCGACAATCGTAGAAGCAAGCGACTTGACAATCATATTTGTTATTAAATCATCGAAGCTCTCCTCTAAATTTTCCATTGTATCAGCACCTTCTTTCCAAGCTGAAATCCAAGAATCGGCAAAGCTTTCTGCGGCAGATTTTACATCTGTACCGAGCAAAGTGTTTACTATATTAGTAGTAGCATCATCAATGGCATTCTGTAAGTCGGTAACTTGACCCTCTAATTCTATGATTTTGTCTTGGTCGCGGTTTTTCTTCTTCCGGCTCTTTTCAAGTTGAAGCTGACGCTGAACTTCTGCAAGCTGTGCCTTCTGATTTGCGATGGCGGCTTTCTGTGCTGCAATTTCAGCTTTACCCATCGACTTATCAACAGCACGTTCAAGATTCTTGTAAGCGTTCTCTAATTGCTTAACTCTTCTCTCGCTCTTTTCAACCTCTCTTGTGATTTTCTTGTTTCCGGCATTGAATATGGCTGATACTCCTTGCCAGATACCTCCTAATGTGTTGATTGTTCCACCTAATATATCTCCTCCTGCTATTTGAGCAATTCCTTGTGCAGCTTGTGAAGCACCTTGTATAGCTTCACCAATAGTAGATATAGTATCAGAAACTCCCTCGGAAAATCCCATCTGCTCAAAGATGTTTCCTATGGAACTAACGGACATACCCAACTGACTTACATATTCAACAGTACTTTCAAATGAACCGTCAAGTCCTTTAAAGTTATCCTTCAAATTCTCAACTTGGTCTGCAAGTAAAGCAAAAGGATTACGAGAATTTACTTCCGTCTTTAAAGCCTTAATACGTGCCATTAACTCTTTGTATTCATTAATTGGCATGTTGGCTCTATTAGCTACCGCAAACCTCTCTATCTCGTCAATCATATTATTCAAAGACACTGTACTGATTGCATTCAAGTCTTGGAATGACTTCTCCCAAGCATTAGAAGTATTCTTCCATTCCTCAAAAGCTATCTTAGTCTTTTCTTGTTCCGCACCAGTATCAACAGCAAGAGAGAGCTTTGGAGCTTTCTCGTTTATAAAGTTCTGTATCTCTTCAATCTCACTTTCTATCTCTGCTCTTACATCGGGGCTTTCAGTCACAGACAACTGCAATTCCAGCTTTGCCAAATCAGAAGTTGCATCAGTAACTCTATTGGAGATAGAAGCTTGGTCTTCCAAACGTTTTCTTTCGACCTCTGCTATCTTATCCTCCATTTCAGCGTACTTATCTGCAATAGACTGGAAGTTCTTGAAATCATCCAATGCGGCTTGTTTGATAGTGTCGCTTAATCTTTTCTGAATATCTTCAATAGCTTTTGAAGCGTCACTCTCATTCTGAACCAAAGTATTAAGAGAACTTTTCCAACTGTCAACTCTTGTGTCGTTAGGGTTCTGATTGATTAAGTCTTGTAATTTCTGCTGTTCCTTTTGGACGGATGAAACTTTTTCCCTCAAACTATTCAATGTAGCATTAACATCAGCCTCCAACTGTTCAAGTGAAACTGGGTCATATTCAAACAAGCCAGCGAACAGTGAACCGAACTGCCCAGCGCCTTCAATATCCAATTCCAGTTCGTAGCCTTGGAACATTCCCTCAATCTTGCGTTTTGCCAAAGCAACACTTGCAGAATTTATAGAGATAGAATATTCAATCTCGCTCTGTGCCTTCTTCCCGGCAACCAACTGTTTAGCTTCTGGCGATTTGAGGGTTTCAGCTATCTTATTATAGAACTTTGGAGCACTACCTTTATCAAAGGTAATCAAGTCGTTAATATCAACACTGACACCCTTAAACGCATTGTCGAATAAGTCTTGGTAAGCTTCCTTCACTTTTTCGGTAGCATAGGTTATATTGCCAGTGTCTTTCACAAGCTGCAAGAACTTCTTCTGAATATCATCTACCAACTTAATCTGTTGTTTCAGCAAATCCATTTCCTCCTTTTTGGATTTATTCAAATCCTTTTGGGAAGTAAGATTTATCCTTAAAGAATTAGCAATCTCACGAACCATCTTAATTCGCTGTTGCGTCCATTCTTTTGATTCATCATCAACTAATAATCCCTCATTGATTAAGTCTTCTTGCTTCTTTAATTCCTTGTACTCTTTCTTTAGACGGTCTGTATAATCAAATATACCTTCGTCCTCTTTGAACTTAAAGATATTGCCTATCCTTTCATTTTTAGATGTAATATCATCTACAATAGCCTGCCATTTAGATAAGGCTTTTGTTTCATCGTCAGTAGGTTCTTTAAGCCCAGACAAGCTATCATTAGCTTTTTGAATGGAAGCGTTTATAGAAGCTAACTCTTTTTGCATTTTCTGCAAATTCTCAAATGCAGCTTTCTCTTCCTTTGCAGAAGCCGGACGAGTATAAATCTCACCAGCCATTCCAGCTACAACTTCAACAAGCCCTTTATTATATAATTGGGATTGTTTAGCTATATCTGTAATTAATTGGTCCCTTCTCTTTTCAAGTTCAGACAGTTGTTGCTCCGTACCTTTTATGTTAGACTGACTTAATGCTTCCGCAAATTCTCTTGCAGCTTTAGTATTAATACCTAATATCTTACCATATTCATTCATTTTTGAAATAATGGCAGGAGTAGTAGCATCTACCAACTTACTCATTACCTTATCTAATTGGTTATGAGCTTCTTTATTAGAATTTACAGCAGTTTCTAAATCTTTGTTGTTCTTTGCAGATTTTTCAGAAGAATCGGCATAGGCATCTATTGTTTCTTGGGTTGTACGTATTGTCTTTTGTAAATTGTCATATTGAGAAATAAGGTCTTCAACATTTGAAAGATTTTCAAAAGACTTCTTCAAATGTGTGCTTGCTTCGTCAAGTCCTTCTATTTGCTCCTCTACACTCTTAGCTTTAGGTAATAAGATAGCAAAAGTAGTTAATAAAGCTACAGCGCCAGCAGCTACAGCAGCGTATGGATTAGCAGCTACAAAAGCTAATGCCCTATTCAATACGCCTTGTGCTCTTGCAGCAGCAAGTGTAGCGGCAGCAGTCCCTTGTGTTGCCCTCGCTCTGGCTACTTCTGCAAGAGTTTGTTTAATCGTTAATCTTGTTCCGTTTAACGTTTCTATATTAGCTAAGGCTTGCATTGCCTTATAAGCTCCTATTGTCGATATGACTACAGTCAATGCAGAAGATACAGCTCGCCAATTTTCAAATAATTTCTGTACTACAGATATACTTCCCGTCAATATCCCTTGATGCTCCTTACCTATTTCATTTAACATAAAATCGTAAGCATCAGTCAAATTTGATAATTCACCAGCTAACGTTTCAGCCTGCTTAGCTTGAAAGTCGTAGAACATGCCACCTTCATCTGTATAACGGTTTAAGACTTTCATTACATCAGTGAAGGAAACCATCTTATTAGACATTCTATCCATGACATCACCTACTGAAACAATTCTTTGTTCCTGCTCAGTGTACATCTTGGCAAGTTCAGAAGTTATAGAAAGACCAGCATTGGCAAAGTCACGAGCATCCCTTGCTGTAAGTACAGTCTGTGCCCTAATCTGACCTAAGTTGTAAGTCAAACGTTCCATTGGTACACCAAGAGCGGCACTAATATCTGCAATACGTTTTGAAACATCTACAAGTTCTTCTGCTTCAAAGTTATAGGCAGCAAGCATTTTTGTTGTACTTGCCAAGTCTATTACGGTAAATGGAGATTTAAGAGCTAAAGTCTGTTGTTCCCGGAATATCTGAGAACCTTTTTCAAAGTCATTAAGTACAGCACCGATTGAACGTTCAAGCAATTCATACTGACCTCTAACGTCCATAAGACTTTTTACAAATCCCGTGATAGCTCCTAAACCAGCATAGAAGAGAACTCTTTTACCTAAGTTCTTGAAGGATTCCATCAATCCGCTATTTACCTTTTGAAGCTGAACACCAGAGGAGATAGCATCAGCATTTGCTTTTTTCAAACTTGCCATTTCCTTATTTACAGTAGCAAGTTTTGCAGCATAATTAGCATCATCTGTGGAGAGATTACGTTGTACAATCTGCAAGGCTTTCAGCTTTTCAATTCTTTCTTGGATTGACTTATTGCCCATAGCCATAGCCTTTTCGTAGCTTTGACCTCCTTGTGATATTCTACTCTTCTCCTCCTCTCTTGCTATTCTTGCTGCTAAGTTGGCAGTCTGCTGACGGAGCAATATTTCTCTTTGAAGCAGCTTCTCCCTTTGAGCAACATGAACATTAATCCTTGCCTCTTGCACATCAGTTTTTACAGTAGCCAATTGCTCCATATTATTCTTAATACGGGTTGTGTTCCCTTGTATCTTAGAGAATACTTCTCGCAAATTATTGGCAACTTGCAAGGCTTGGTTCATGGAATTAACGTCTACAGATACATTCGTAGTAGTAGCTTGCGTGGCAGCAGTATTACCTTGTGCAATATTAGTTGCCCCCAAACTTTTAAGCTTGGCTTCCAACTCGGAAATCTTTGTTTCCAAAGGACGGATTTGTTGGTTAAAGCCATCAACTAAGCCCTTACCAATATTCTTACCCAATTGGTCGGCAAAGCCCTCCACACTCGCCAACTTACCTTCCAACTTGTTGGTGAAATCTTCCAGACGCTTTTCCGTCTTCTTTAGAGTTTCATCAATGCTTGATAACAAGTCCTTATCAGACATTGAAGCACTAATAACTACATCTTTATTGTCTGCCATCGCTGCTACTTTTTATTTTATTCTTGGTATGGTATCTAACACACTACGTTTAGGTGCTTGCAACTCACTTCTATCACTTTTACGTCGTTTCCAAAACTTCTCCCATATCTCTTTATCTTTGCCACGCAAATACTTGATATGGGTGCTGTCTACTGTCAAGAAAAGAACTTGTGCCATAGACAATCTATAAAGATAATCGTCATACGTAAACTGCGGAAAGCTACGTATGAAATCACCTAAATCTCCGATTTGGCTTGCCGCCATAATGTTAATTGTTCCGCTACCTTCTTCCTCATATTCGTCTGCGAAACCATAAGAGCCTTCCCCGATATGAGCACCGTAAAAACCGGTGATAAGTCGATGCTGTTAATTGCCTCAATAATGATTGCCGCCCATTGAGCAGGCTCAAATACGGAGTTGAGAATACGAGCCTTCATAAAAGCTATCAGTTTGTCATTTCTGCTCATAACTTCTATCGCACTCGCATAATCGGTTATATCATCTGGTGAGAAGAGGTGATTAACAAGAATGATTGCTACAATCTCGGAACTTACGTCCAAGTCTGTACATAGAGCGTACATCATGCTCTTATCATCCTTAATATCCTCTTCCTTTTGTAATTTCAACGCTAATTGGAAAATACGCTGGTATGAGTATGCCCTCAACCGATGCACCTTATACTGCTTATCTCCTAACTTGACAAGCGTAGGATTGTCAGTCATAATCTCTGATATTTCCCTCTTTAGCTCGTCCGGTATAATCAAATCCTTTTCTTCCATTGTCATTTGTGCATTAAAGAAAAAAGGGCAGCAGCAAACAAGCCACTGCCCTTTCTCTTGATTTATAATGGGTCTTAGCCTCCACCAGGTTCAGCCATCTTCATCTCGACCGTCTTGCCATCATTATCAACCAAAGCAGTGATAGCAATGTGCAGTTTCAACGGAGCAGTTTTCAAATCAGTACCGTCCCAATTGGTAGCAATCTTACCTTTGTAAATAACAATGTAGTCAATACCATTGTAGAACTCTAACTTGAACTGCTTGTAAACGTTGGTGAATGAAGAAGGCATTGTGTACATGCCAGTAGAAGAGGTAAACTTACCGCCTTCCATAGCGGCAATCTCTTCCGGTTTGTACTTAACCAAGTCAAATTCAATCTTGTAAGAACCAAGTGTACCCACGCTATCAAGCGGAGTATCATAGAACTCACCGTTAATAGCACTTTCACTCGCAGCTTCTTGGGAAATTTGCAGACCTTCCAATACACCCATAAGAGGAGTATAAGAAGCTTCTGCACCAGCCCCGACATCCGCATAGCCTAAAGACTTACATTTGTAAGTCAACAAATCTTGTGTAGCCATCTCGTCTAATTTTTTAATAGTTATTTTATGTTGATTATAAATGATTTAATATACATGAAGAACAGATTGTCGCTCTCATTATATATATCATCAGTTGACAATATACCGTCAGTTGAGATGTCGTATTTTTCTCCGGCTTTCTCAACTTCTGCATTTACAATGTCGGATATACTTGTTTCATACTTTTCCAGCAAGGTGGTATCAAGCCGACCTCTTGTCTTGGGAGGAATATACATCTCAACTGTCACGCGAACGCTCGCAAGAGCATTCAAGTTGAACTGGCTCTTATCCTTAATTTCTCCCAGACGGATAACCATGAAACCGCCAGCATTTATCTCCTCCTCCAACTTGGTAGGCATTTCCATCGGATAGATGTACTTTGTAACCTTATCTATGAAGAGAGAATAAACATATTGGTATATCGGCATTCGCCTTGCATCAATCACGCTCATGGGATTTGTTTACAAGGATATTCATATATTCTTGATGGTGTCCCCACTACACCTCTATTGATTACTTGATATAATCTTTCACCAATTACTTTTTCTTGAAACGGAACGCTCATATCCCTATTGTTTTAACAGTTGCCTTCCCTGCAAAATCTTCCTTAATATCGTCATATATGGTTGATAACACCTCAAACCTTCGTCTTGGATTTCCGGCATTTCCTCCTTCCAATATAGGAGCATAAGGCACTGTTGCTGCCAGCACCAAATCCCATCCTATATAAGTGGCAGGAGTATAGTTTGCCAAGAACTCGTCAGCAAGTTTTCTTCCATCTATCAGCTTGCCATGATACTTTGAGTTGTTAGTTGCCATCTGATACGGATATAAGTAGCCGCTCCCCTGCAAATTGCCTTGATAGAACACAGCCCAAATATAACTATCAGCCAAGTTGTAAGTCTGGTCGGTAAATCCGCTTTCAGAATATGCTTTCTTCAACAATTCGGGCGCATAGGCTATTAGTCGCTGGGTTTGCTCGCCAGCAAGTCTGTCAAACAGTTCTTGCCGAACCCTTTTCAAACCACTCAAATCAACTTTTACTTTTATCGCCATCCGCCTTTTCTATTTGCATATATAGTTATAGCACCTAACATCGAAGGTATGCTGTTATCAACTTGCATCTTAATTTGCTCTCCCATAACATCACATTCTATCCAATCCTCATTACGTACTGGATTGATGTACTTCCCGTCCTCTCCTTTTATCAAAGGAATAGAAACAACGTAGTCGCTTGTTTGAGCGGTCGAACCGGATTCAGCAACAGAAAGATTCACGTCCATTACTCCTTCGTAGACGGTATCTTCTTCATCGTCGCCCATAGAACTTTCGATGATTCTGTATATACGTCCCGAAAAAGGAAATTCTTCTATGTCACTGAATGAAATCATATCACATCTATAATTTTCAAGAGTTTAATCTTTGGACGAGCAGAGATAAGAACCTCGTAATTAGGGTCATTGTATCTCTTATATATGCCCAAAGCATAACTTATTTTATTACTCTGATAGATGTCCGTCTCTGACCCAACTGTACGCTGGAAGTTATTATGAGAGGCAGATTGAGATGCTGTACTTGAAGGGCTTAACAACACTGCGGTAAATATTATATCGGCAGTCATTAAATCCTTTTGCTCTTGGGTCAACGTCATAGCATCCTCGTTTACATCTGTGATGCCGCGGTCAAGAGCAATTCTCATAAATGTATTCTCCTCAAACGAATACCGACAAGATGAAGAAAGCCATTCAAGTATAGTCATATATAACCCTCCAAGTTTAAGAATCAGCAGTCAAAGTATCAACAACAATGTGTTCCATAAACTCGGTCAACACTGGCATATAACGACCGATAGCATCAGTATGATATGCCTTGTAGATACCGTTAGGAACTACCTTGTTGATAATATAAAACAAGTCATTCTGTGCAGAAGCGATTGAATAGTCAATCGTCTTGTTTGCTTCACGCTGCAACAAGATAACATCGGCAACATCAGAGTGAACAACACGACCAGCAAAGCCAATAGGACGCAGAACTGCTACGCCAGCCTTCCATCCTTGTACAGTCTTAATCGTTTTGATGTCTTGTACCACTTGTTCCTCTTTCACAATGCGGATAGGAGAAATCTTAGATACAGAAGAACGAGAATACTGAATAAGCTGCTCCCAAGAAATGATGTTAGTATCAATGCCAGAAGCACCATTAGTAACAACAATAACCTTATCGGGCGCATACAAGCGAATCCAACGGTTAACTTCTTCCTTGAAGTATTTGTTGTTCAGCAAGTGAGTGATAACCATGTCATACGGCAAATCCCATTCCATTGTACCAGTAAATCCAGTACGGTCACGGAAATCTTTCTCAATCTTTGCCATTTGTTCCGGAATGTTAGCTTCTGCGTTCGTCCATACTTCCTTACCAGCCTTAACAAAGTTTTCAGTAGGCACATACTTCGGGAACTCATGTACGACACCGGACATACCACGAGAATCAGCATTGCTGTACTGACCTCCCTTAGACAAAGCTTGTGCGGCAATGTTAGAAAGACGGTAGTTGTGTGTCTTAATCAAGTCAGCAACACCACGTACATAACCTTCCAACAAAGTAGCATTAGCTTCACCAAGTTCATTCAAGCGTGCTTTCAATTCCTCTTTTGAAAGAGAAGTTTCAAACAAGCCTTTACCGAACTGAGGGATAGTACCAGTTCTCTGTTCCCAGCCTTCGTTATCCATCTGAGCAACTTCACTCAACGGTGTCATTGCATCAGCCATCGGAACGGGGCGGCGAGTAACATTATAGATAGTATAAGCAGGGTCAAGCTTCGGGCGGCTCATGTCAATAGGGTACTTACCACCATCAACAGTGAAGTGTTCCTGCCAAAAGAACTGGTTTGCATCCATGACGATTTTCTCGTCAACGAGCGTCTGAATAAATGCGCTCGTACCGTCAGAGTTTACCAATCCTCTTTGATAGAGTTGGTTTACTAACTCGTCGGGATTAAATTTATATTTATATGCGTTTGCCATAATTCTACTCCTTTCCTTTAGATTTCAAATACACCTTCGATGTAGTTGCGGTTCTTAGCCAATACATACTTCGGAAGCGGTTGCATACGGTCAACAAATGCACGCTTTCCATAAACAGTGTTGATGTTGTGCTGAACATCAGTAACTCCCCAGCGACCATCAGTCGGAGCGAACTGTGTATCTACTTCGATGAAGGTATTCGGGTTTTTAACCAACACAGTAGCGTCGGCAGCAGCAGCAGTTGCAACGTCACCATTGCTATTAGCAGCTTCAACCAAAATATCATCAGTAGTCAGAGCACCGATTGCAGTGTCAACAGTAAGAATAAACTGCTTATTCTCTTCATCGAACTCAACAGATGTAACCTTACCAGACTGTCCCGCAGTTTCAACTGTATCGGGAGCTTTCATAAGTACATTGCCTACTTCGGGAATGTGAGAATAGCCAGAACCATCTACATGTAAAGTAGTGTCTGTACCAGCAGTCGTAGCCTTTGCCACCTTAAACGTTTTCAGAAGGAAACCCGGTTTCCACAATCTGTATTCGTACAAGTCAGCCGCAAAAGCATAGCCAAAACCCTTATACGGGTTTGCAATGGTAGAGCCATAGAGGACGTTAGAACGTTCCTCGTGATTGGCGTCCTTCCACCATACGAACTTGCCACCTCTAAATTGTTTAGCGGAAGCAAAGAAGGTTTCTAAATTAAATTGTGCCATTTTCTTTTGTTATTTAAAGTTTGACGGGTTTTATGGCAGCAAGGTAATCTTCCATCGTTGTTTTCTTTCCGTCGGGAGATAATGGTGTAATATCACCAATAGAGCTTCTGAATATATCTTGATAATCTTTCAGCAGTCTTTCTGCCTCGGCATTAACATCAGCATCAATTGCGATATTCTGCTTACCAAGATAGTTACGAAAAGATTCATGTAAATCTTCCCTCACCTTAGACTTGGCTGTATCGTATATCTGATTGCGAACAGACTTCGTTTTCTCTTGCAATTCAAACTTTTCCAGCCTATCAAGTTTCTCTTTGTACTCGGCAGGCAACTCAAATTTCGGAGGCTCTTGATTGCCTTTTTCAGCCTTTTTCTTCCATTCTTCAATCTGAGATTTATATTCAGCTTCCTTAGCTTCAAATCCCTTAGTCGCTTCTGAGAATGCGTTCTTTCTTGCATGTCCGCTACTTTCAACTGAAATATTCAATGCGGCTACTAAGCCAGCATCTTCAATCGGAGCATCCTTGTAAGCTTCTGCAAATTTCTCAGAGAACTTATCTCTGAATGTTTCACTCAAATCAAAATTACGTTCTTCGCAAATCTGATTAACTTTAGATAAAACTTCTTCTTTTTGTGCCATTGTTCGTCAATGATTTTATTATTTTGAACAAAAATAAATAGCTTTTTCATTACTCATACTGTGGTTATCGAAAAAGTAGCATATTTATTTTAAGGTATGTAGCTTGTTTTTCGATAAGTGGCATATATCGAAGCTTAGATTGCGTATTTTTGTAGAAAAATAAAGAACCATTATGAGCGAGAAAATACAGAAAGACAAAATTGTTAGTCCATTGCCGGGTTGCCAATATGAAGCCATCCGAAGCAATGCTGACTATGTTGTGCTTACTGGTAGTGGTGGTGGAGGAAAATCATTTACATTAGGTTATGCTCCAATTTCATATCTATATGAAAACCAAGGGGCAAAAGCTGTATGGTTCATGCGTAATGTTGGTGACTTTTTTGACGCTGGTAAAGTAGTGGATGGTCTTAAAGAAATATATCCGCTTATTGATAGACGTTTCAGAATACAACCAAGAGAACCTATTGGAGAAGTCATTAAGGTTCAAGATGATATGGGTGTGAAGTTTTTCAATAGCTCTGAAATTAAATTCCAGCAGTTAAATAATGAAAGTCCTACTGTAATAGATAAGATATTCAAAGGATTACAATTCAAGAAGGCTATCTTTGAGGAATGCAATAAATTTGAATGGAGGACTATTTCTACTTGTCAAACCCGTCTGCGTGCAAACACTAAGGGTAAAGCTCAAATATATCTTGCTCAAAATCCGGAACGTGAATGCTTCATACGTAAGCTATGTGGCTGTGGCAAGAATGGTGGTGGATGGATTGGAGATGATGGAAAACCCATTAAAGAAATGAATGGAGTTGTTCGGTTCTTCCACATTGTAAAGGGTAACTTGGATGAAGTCTATTGGGGAAATACTAAGGAAGAGGTTTATTCTAAATGCAAAGACATTATAGATAACCTTTTGCAGATTGACCCGGATATGTCTTATGAGGACTTTATTATGAGCATGGTATTCTTTACTTTTGATGTAAGAGATAACCAAGCCATGCTTAAAGCAAACAAGGGGTATCGTGCTATGGCTGCAACATCTGTGCTTGCAGATTCAATGTATGAACCTAATTGGAATTTCTCTATACAAGACGAAAAAGAAGAAGAGGAGGATAATCTTTCCGAAGTGACAGAGGATGATATTCTCAACATGTTTACTCATGTTTCTCCATGTAAGTGTAAGAAGGAACGTATTACCGTGGATATGGCAACTACTGGGGAGGATAACTTTGTAATGAAGCATTGGGTAGGTTTCCATTGTGACGATATGCAATATTCCATGAAAAACTCTAATCTTGAAGCTGTAAAGATGATTAAGCAGTTTATGGTTAAGCATGGATTGACTGATAAAGAGCTAATCATTGATGTGCAAGGTAACGGTTTCTTAAAAGAGATTTTCAATCTTGTACCAGCAAATGGTGGAGGTGTCGCATTCTCCGGAGCGATTGCCGCAACTGCTAAGGGAAAGAAACTGTATGAAAGGTTTAAAGATGAAGCTGCACACCTTGCTACCCAAATGATAAAGGCTGGATTGATAACCTATGACAGACAGCTTGCTAAAATGAGATATACACATCAGAAGCTAAAGCGTGAAGGCTCTACTACTGTCTTAAAGCAAATGCAATTTGAGAGTAGAATATTCAAATTTAAACGCTTGCCTTCGGGAAGAATACAGTTTGAAGGAAAGAAGGAACAACATGCTCTGATAAAAGGCTTTTCTCCCGACCTTACAGACAATATCATTATGCTTTGTGGGGGATTGTGTTATGACTGTTATAGGGAATTGGCTGGTGCTACTGGTGGAGAATTGAGAAGGAAATTATCTCTTGAAGATATAATGAACCAAGTAAATGGTACTGCACAACCAACAAGGGAGAGAGGAAAGATTACTAATTCAGATAAGATATTGAAAATTTTAAGCAGCATATAAAAATGATAACGAGAAAAAACATTGATTGGTATTTGTCAGAACCAACGCGGCTGTTGTTGAAGAAGCCTTTTACAAGAGGTGGAAAATTTCAGTCGTGTAAAACTTATATTGGTGATGTTACACTTAACCAAAAATCAACTGCCCAGTTGAGCGACTTGACATTGCAAGAGGTTTCACAAGACCTCTATCTGAGAGAGTACGACCCTTCTCTACACAATATAAAGTATAATAATTCAATTCCTAAGATTGCAGTCAGAGTTGGAGATACTGATATAGTCATAGATGAACTTGTGCTGACAGTTTCTTTGCAAAAGAATATTCATGCGGCACATGTTCTTCATCTCACTGCTAATCCTATTTCTTTTACTCTCTGTAATATAGAGAAGAACGATACCATCAGTAAGAAGTTTCAGAACTTCAAGCTGGAATGGAACATGAGGAATATGGAGCAAATCAAGTACGAACTAATATCCAAGCAGAAGAAGGTTGGCGATGCTGGCGTACTATTCAAATTTGACCCTATAAAGAAAAAGGGAACAGTTAAAGTCTATTCCTATGATGATGGATATTCTGTCATACCCAACTACAATGAATATGGAGAAGAAATTTCACGCTCCTTATTTTATAAGATAGATGATTTGACAGAAGTCATTGATACATTCGATGATAAGTACCTTTATCGTTCAATACGAAGCAAAGAAGGAGAACCTACCAATAATGGATGGGTTACTGAAAGGATTCTTCATGGGTTTAGCCGTAATCCTCTTGTCTACCATAGAGGCAAAGTAGCTTGGGAATATTCTCAAAGTATAATTGAGATAATTGAATTGCTTACAAATATACATGCTGTGACATTAAAGCGGTTTGGTACTTGGGGATTAGTCTTAAAAGGGGAAATGAATGAAGACAGTTTCAAGCGAGATAACGGCACATTGGTTATCAATCTCCCGGCAGACGAAGGTTCAAGCTACAAGACAGAAGCAAAGACTTTGGAGTTCCCAGAGCCGGAAAGTATGATTGCTTATCTGGAATATTTGCTGGAACAAGTTTCAATTGCTTCATCTGTCAGCTTTATCACTCCAAAGGATATCACTAATACTGGAAGCGGTGGCAACGGTATTGCATTGTCTATGCGTAATGATATTGCGTTGGCTACTCAAAGTGTTGCTGATTGGTCTGATTCTATCAATGAGATAACCTATCTCTTCCAAGAGATGTTAGGATTGGAAGAAGACCAGACTAATGCTTATACAGATTTGAAGATTAAAGCCAAGCTGAATATTTGGAGCATGGAAACCAACAATACTAAGATTACCAACTTAGCTATGGAATCTAAATGGATTTCCCGACAAACATTGATTGAAGAATCTCCGTCTTCTGCACCGGATGAACTTGACCGAGTAGAAAGAGAGAAGAAGCAAGAGGAAGAAGATGCTATCAAGCAAGCTGAAAAAGCTGAACGGATAAGCAAGAACAACAATACAGAGATTATCGAAACTCCTAATAAAACTACTTACAGTAGCAACGTTTAAAATAACAATATCATGGATTGGACGCAGATTTTAGTATCAATACTTGGAGGAGGAGGTTTCTTAGGTGGAATAGTTTCACTTGTAAATATGAAACCTTCTCGCAAGAAAGCGATGGCAGAGGCTCGGACAGTTGAGATTACGAACCTTGAAAAGTCAATATCAATAATGGAGAAAAGCTACAGTAACATACAGACGTATGTGAACAAGGAAGTAACCCGTATTGAAAACGACCTTTCAGAACTGAAAAAGAAGTATGAAGAAAAAGTTATCTCTATACGGCAAGCATACATTTGCAAAGTACCAAGCGAAGAATGTCCGGTGCTGTTAAAGCAAGCAAAGTTTGATATGGCACATGAATGTGAAGAATGTAGAGGCTGTGAAAAGAATGAAAAGAAGGAGGACTGATTATGAATATAAAGAACTATTTCAATATCAAAGAGCTTGTTTGCAAGCATGTATATAACAAGTTTGGAGAAATGGCGTGGACGTTTTTTGACCCACGGCTGTTTGAAACAATGTGTGTCATACGAGAAAAGCTTGGCAAGCCTATAACTGTCAATACTTGGCATTCGGGAGGAAGTCTGACACAAAGAGGACTGCGCTGTAATGTGTGCCAATTAGTAGCTGAAAAGACACGATTGGAAAAGGTGTATGTGTCTGCACATCTACAAGGAACTGCGCTGGACTTTGATGTGAAGGGAATGACCGCTTTGGAAGTTCGTAATTGGATTAAGGCAAATCAGATACTTCTCCCTTATCCGGTACGATTGGAACAAGATGTCACTTGGGTACATTTGGATGTCCGCACTGATGGGAGTAATGGTAAAGTAACCTATTTCAAAGGATGAAAAAGGCTCTTCTCCTAATAATCCTTTTGCCTCTTTTGTTTTCATGCCGAACTGCAAAGGACTTGGAGAAAAATACGGAAATAAAAGAGATTATCAAAGAACGGCATGACACTTTAACAGTACACACAAGAGATAGTATCTATTTTTCTGTTATTCAAAAAGGAGATACTGTTTTTAATACTAAGTATATTGAAAAAATCAAGTACATAGACAGAACAGTCATACAGAATGATACTATATATCAAGAGAAAGAAGTCATTAAGGAGAAAGAAGTCATTAAGAAGCATGTTCCATCATGGTGCTGGTGGCTTTTACTAATTAATGCAGCAATCATAGGAATAATCGGAATTAAATACTACGTAAAATGGCGAACGAAGTAAACCCTATACTGAATATATACAATGAAGATGGCACTCCCTTCCACGACATCAGTTTGAGAAAACACACTTTCTCAACTATTGTTATGTCGTTAAATGACAAGATAGAAGGAGAGTTTTATTATAAAGACAATTCACTTTCGTTTACTCTGCAAGAATATGTAGAGTATAAAGGAATAAAGTACATTCTTAAAAATCCTCCCGTAGTTGTTAGAAAAGGAATGACTTCGGAAAACAGCGAGGCAAAGGGAATGACTAAATATAGTTGTACTTTCTACCATGAAATGATTGAATTGTACAACATTCCCTTTACTGACATTGCTATTAGTAGCAGTGAGGAAAGTTATCGCAGCGAAAAACGGACTTTCTCGTGGATTGGTACATTAAGCATGTTCGTTCAAAAAATCAACTCATGTCTTGTCGGAACTAAATGGACTTGCAAGTTACAGCCAACATTTGTAGATGATGGGACAATGAGTGATGTGTTATCATTCAGTAATCAATTTATTTCAGACGTTTGCAAGACTGCATACGAAACATGGAAAGTTCCATTTGTAGTTGATGGATATACTATTTGGTTTGGCAAGCCATCTAAGGAAATACTTGACAATGAAAACAAGCCATACATATTCAAATTCGGACAAGGTGTAGGACTGAAAAACAATGATTGCACACCAAAGAATAATAAGGTCATTACTCGTATTGCTGGATATGGTAGCAACATTAATATTCCGTATGGCTATCCTATAATTACAGATGCAGACGGAAATCGCATTGAGCACCCATATACTCGTGACACGTTAATGCCATCAGTATATGTAGAGGCTGTTAGAAATAAAGTCTTGTTTGGTTCTAAAGACCCTCTTATTGACTACTATGACGCAGATAGCAGCTATCCTACTCCTATCAATCCTCTTGCACCAGTATTCCATATCCAAGAATTTTCCAGCATACAACCTACTATTAAAGGTATGACATACAAGGGACAAGCTATTGACTTGTTCAAAGAAGTAATAGTACCGGAAGGTGGCTGGGATGATTATATTGACCCCGAAACGGGAGAGGTTAGACAGTCGTATTTTGATGTGACGCTTTATCCTCTTGGCTTTGACTTATATGCACAAGCAGCAGTTACAAGTGGAATGACCTTCTCCATGAAGTCCGGTGACACATTAGGAGCTAACTACGAGGTAGCAGTAGATTGGGAAGATGTAAAAAAGAACTTCTATGTAACTGATGAAGCTGGAAACATTGTATTCAAACCAAATGGAGAACAGAGGGACTATGCTAAATATCCAGACAGTACAGACCAAGCTATTACTATTAAACTGACAAAGGACTTAGATACATTTGGTACGATAATGCCAAGCAAGTTCCAGCAAGTTAAAACTGGCGACAAGTTTGTCATATTGCACATTGAAATGCCACAAGCATATATAGACAAGGCACAAGAACGTTTGGACGTTGCCATGAAAAGATATATGCTTGAAAATAATATGCCTTTGTATGACTATCCTTTGAGCTTCGACGAACACTTCTTGGAAACAAACCAAGCAATTCTTGCGCAGATTAAGCCTAATACGATTGTCAGATTCTTGTATAAAGACAATGAGGACGCTATGGAATTATCTGTAAAGGAAATGTCAATCCAATATGGTACAAATCCCCTTCCTACTTATAATATTACCTTAACGGACGAAGTGTCTATTGTACTGAATCAGATAGGACAGATAGCTGATGGACTTAGCAAGTTAGGAAGCCAAGTAGCACAGTTACAAGCTATTTATGGACTTGACATTGTAGGCGAACTGAACAAAAAACTCAGCAGAGTTAAAGATGATACCGCACAAGGAATGATAACTTTCTTGCGTGGATTGAAAGTCGGTAGCTATGTGACCGGAAGTACGGGCGGTATATTCTATGCAGATACAGACGGAAAATCACATGCAGAGCTTGATTATCTGACAGTAAGAATGAAAGCCATGTTCTATGCTTTGGAGATTATCAAGACCGGAGTTATCGGAGGTCGCCAAATGATTACTCCCGGTGGTGCAATCGAATGTATCAAGATAGAAGATAGAAATGATATACTTGACGAAGAAGGTAACAAGACTGGCGAGAATGTTTGGGACTATTGGAGATGTTACTTCTATCAAGATGATGGTACAGAAGCGTTAGATAATCGTTTCCGCGCTGGGGATATGGCTTTAGCACAAGACTTCAATATTAAGGAGGGAGTTTATGAGAATGTGTCAAATCATTACTTCTGGCGTTTAGTCGTAAACGTAGGAACTAATTACATTGACATCTCAAAAACTGATGCTGATGCAGCCAGTGATGCACCACGAGTAGGAGATACCATTTGCCAATTAGGTAATAAGACCTTTGTTGATGCAAATGGTGTTACTCATGTAGAGGACAAGACAAGACAGAATGCAATTATCTTTAGTGCAGTTGACACTTTCTCGCCAAGTATGACTTTATATGCTGGCATAAACAGCTATTCATACCTCAACAAAGAGTACGTGTCCTATGGTGTTGATAAGACCACAAATCTCGCTTATATGAACGTCTATGGCAACTCTTATATCGGAGCAAGAGATAAGAGCAGCTATATGAAGTTTGATACGGTAACTGGTGTTGAGATAAAAGGTAAACTTGTAACTAAATCCGGCAAAGACGTTGAGGAAACATTCAACAGCTTTCAAGACCAGATAGATGGAGTAAAGGAAACTTGGTACGGAGAATATACACCAACTCTTACTAATCAGCCAGCAGTTGATTGGAACACAGAAGCTTTGAAAAAACGGCATGAAGGTGATGTATTTACCAATATCCAAGAATATGTCGATGATAAAACTACTCCCGATGCAGGCAAATCATGGAGATGGGTAAAGACGGGAGATACATGGGGATGGAAGCAGATTGCAGATAATGACACTTCAAAGGCTTATCTTGAAGCAGCTAAAGCGCAAAAGGCAGCAGAAGAAGCTAAGAAAGAAGCCAATGACGCAAAGCAGACTGTAACCAATATGAAAGACTTCACAGACGAAGCCTTTAAAGACGGTATTGTTGACAGACAAGAAGCTGCCGCAATTGAGAAATATTTGAACTCAATCAAATCAATACAGAAGAGCGTAGCGGAATCTTATTCTAAGGTTTATGCTAATCCTTTATTGTCCGGTACTGCTAAGGTAGAACTAAAAACCGCTTATGATGGATTTAATGTGGCAACTACCGAGCTTATTACTGCTATTGATGATGCCATAGCTGACGGAGTAGCTACCTCAACGGAAGTCGCTTTGGTAGATGGTAGGTACGACACCTTCAATACCAAATATGGAGATTTTATAGCTTATTTGAATGCAGCCAACAACTTTATCCAAGACAAAATAAACACTTCCGCAGAAGATGCGAAGAAAGCTGCGGAAGAGGCTCAAAAGGCGGCAGATGCAGCTAAAGCAGAAGCGGAAGCAGCTAAACAAAGATTGGATAAGTGGGCAGAAGATGGGGTTATATCTCCTACTGAAAAGCAATCAATCAAAGATGAAATAGTTCGTATAGACGCTGACAAGACAAATATTACAGCAGGATATACTTTGTATTCATTGGGTAGCCCTACGGGTTATCTGAATGCTCATAGCAATTATCGTGCAGTGTTGGTTACATTATCTGCTTCTACTCCCGAAAATATAACTATACCTTCTGACTTCGCTTCAAAGCAATCTGCATACTACAATCAAAGAACGGCAGCTTTGAATGCCATCAGTGACGCAGCTAAGGCAGCAGTAGATACCGTTAAAAAAGATTTGGCTGGTTATGAATATCTAAAGAAAGCGTGGAAAGAGAGTACCACAATCGAAGGTGGCGTTATTCAGAATGCGTTAAACATGCTGGGATATACTGACCCGGTAGCTGGATTTAAAGTAATGTCCGGTATGAATGGTGTCTATGATGCTACTAAGGTCGGTGGAGGTATTGCTTCTTGGTATGGAGGTTCTATGAAGGATAGAGCAGATTATACAGAAGCAAACATGCCATCAGATGTAGCAAAGGCTATCATTCGTATGGATGGCTCTGGCTACCTTGCAAGTGGTGCTGTATGGTGGGGGACTGATGGTGTTTTCCATGCTGACCCACAATCATTCATCATCAAAGAAAATCAGCTTGGCGACTATGTTTCTCTATTCCAGATTGTATATCGTTCTGGAACTCCGAAGACTATTAGCTACATGATACCACAATATCCAATGCAGAAATTGACAGTTTCCGACTACATCGAAATAGGAACAACTGGGTATCGCATTGGAGTGGATAGTGCCAATAATGCTATTAAAGTCTACAAAGAAGATGGCTCGGCTGTTAACTTCTACGCAAGCGGTGCTGTATCTGCAAAAGGTATCAGTTCCGGTAGTGGCGGTGGAGGAGGCGGTCTTATTGACACCGTTTATGGATATTCAAGTTTAGGTGGCACTTTTGCTGATTCAACATTATCAGACACCTTTAACGCATACACTATCAACAAGTTGGCAAGTAGAATTACTGAACTTGAAAAGAATGGTGGTGGAGGTACTGGCATTGCTGGTATCAAAGTTAACAGCCAAACTTATGCGCCAGACACAAGCAAGTATATTACGCTCCCAAACTACCCTTCCACTACTATTACTGGAACGGGAAATGTCCTTACCAACGCTACTTATGACAATAGTACGCGAGTACTGACATTAACTAAAGGCAATATTGCTACTACCGCCAACCATTTAGAGAGATATGCTCAAATAACCTCTACTGCGATAGATACTGTATCTACATTTACAGCATCTAAGACATCTGTATGGGAGGCAAATGGTACTGCATATGGAACTACTGGTGCTAATGATACTGTATTAAACATTGGTTCTGCGGCAAATAGGTTATTCCAATTAAGAGCAGCCTATAATTCTGATGATTTTTACTTTAGAGGTGTTGGTGCAAGTTCTTTCAGAACTTGGTATAAAATA